GGAATTGTTGATTTGTATTATAAAGACATAAGTGTCTATGTCTTAAAAATGCGAGGAGTGGAAAATTATCAAATTGATAAAAAGCTTTTAAAACAAATAAAAAACAAAATAATGAATTAGCTTTTTAAGGGCGTACAATCTGCGCCCTTTTTGGCTTGCTCTGGTTTGGCTGGTTCGATTCCAGCCGCAAGCACTAAGCGTATATATTTATATGCTTTTCTTTATGTACCTTGAAAAATTAATATAACAATGCTATGCTTATATATAAGGCTTTTACGCCTTTTAGGTGTACAAGTGTACCCAATTGGGGCGGCGTGCGTTCTGGTGGATTCTCCAGAACTAGCGACAGCTTCCACAACTTGCAGAGGCATATTATACCCATTTGCACAACGCATTTAAAAGTGTTTTAAGGTTGTTTTGTTCTGTAGGCTAATAAGTCTACACCGACACAATAAAACCGCCGCACAGGGCAAAACACAAAACCATAACGCCGAAATTGTAAGCCACACCTACAAGCGTAAAGAATCAGCTGTACACTTTAGCTTGTTAAAGTTCTAAAGTTTTTTATCAATTTTTCAAGGCAAATCTGAACAAAATTGAGGTCGAATTTTGGGAAAAGTTTTTCACGGATTTTTGAATACAAAATTGCATATGACGGGGGTATTTGAAACGGCACATTTAAAATTTTTGAAAAATTTTTTCAATTTTTTAAGTAGAATTTGAACGAAATCTGAACCGAATTTTAAAAATTGTCAAAATCGTTTTTCTGAATATCAAAGATGTATCCGGGGGAGGTATCAAATGCGTTACCCCGAAATTTTTTGGCAACATTTTTCTGTATAAATCAATGCTTTACTTGAATACCGGCATTGACTAAGCTTATATATCAATAATTCTTTTGTCATAGTCGGATTAGTCTTTTGAATTATCTTTAACAACTCATCAATGCTCATTATCCCACTCTCCTAACTGCCCCTAAAACCATATCAACAATGTCAAATACTTCATCACCATATGTTGATACAAAGTCGCATAAAATTTCCTCTGTCTCAATCGGTAAATAAATATCATAAGACATACAGACAGCGTGGCAGATTTCGTGTATCAGCACTTTGCGCAGCATAAATCCCTGTAGTTTGTTTGATAAATAAATCGTACGCGTATTTCTATCAGTTACACCTAGTACAGAAACGTTGTCTGACCGCCTTAATTCGCTTGAATTTGAATTTTTATATTGTATGTGCCAGATTGTACCATTGATTGTAAAAATCATCTGTATGCCCCCTTTAATAAAAAATAGCCACTAACCTTATATTGGCTAGTGGCGTTTGCATTAATTTTTATTTATCATAATCGGTAGCACACATTCCTATACATTGTGGAGAATTATATAACTTAATATAATCTTTTTCCCCATATCTCTTTACGCACACATGCATTTCGTCATGCCAACCAATTCGATTATCCTCTGTTTTATCGTTCATATCTATCACAATGTCGCTCGTCTCAAAAGGTGCATTTCTATGTCCTAATGTTTTATAGAAAATTGTGTGTATTTTGACAATGTACGCTTTCATTTCGTCAAAGTCATTAAACTCTTTTGCTGTTGCTATGGATTCTGACAATCCACCCTTATGTTCTCTAAAAATAATCATATAATCAGCTCCTTTTGCCAATTATATCATAAATTGTACCAAAGCGCTAGCCAATATTCAGTTATCAATGTGCAAAAACAGGCTATGAATATTACTACTCATAGCCTTTAAAATCAAATCTTAGACACAAGAGTGCTTAACTTTGTTCTAAGTAAGTTTTTCTCTTCTGCTGACATATCGGCAACCATACCTGTAATGTCGCTTGCAAGTTCCTTAGTGTAGCTGTCAAGAGACTTCATCTTATGCTCCTTATCCTCTGGTGTATTAGCTTTGTGCATTTCCTTAGTTTCTGTATACATTCTCTTTGCTCTGTCGTAGCCACTTTCAGCGGTATGCGTACTTGTAGGCTCTGTATAGTACATTCTGCCATACTCTCTATCCATATCTCTATCCGGGTACATATGATAATAAGGCGGTTCTTCGTATCCTCTTCTGCCTACATAGGTGCCTTTGCCTTTAGGGGCATATCTGCCAGTTCGCATATAGCGGTATTCATCATAGTATCTTCTGCCACCCTCTTCTCCGTATTCGTCTTTTAAGGCTCTAAGCAGCTCCTTGTTGTACTCTTCTTCCTCTTCATCGGCTTTCTTCATAGACTTAACGATAACAGCCTTATACTCTGCTTCACATAAGTCCTTAATCATATCGGCAGCTTCGCCCATTTCCTCTGTATTGACATTCTCAACACCCTTATCAAGCTCGCCTAAGGCTTTCTCTGTAAGACATTCAATCATTTTGTGGATTCTTTCAATGTGCATACTCACACCTCCTTACGCTTCACGGACAGCAATTAAGTTACTGTTCTGAACCTCAATAGCCTGTGTAGATGTATTCTGCACCGCTACTGTACTGCAACAGCCGCAAGGTACATCAACATATGCTTGTGCCGATACGTTAAATAAGTTTTCAACAGCGGCTGGTGTAACAATCATTCTTGTAGACTGCAAAGGTTCTCCGTCCACTGCGATAGCAAGTGAGATAGCTTCTACTGTGCCGCCTGTAGGTATCTGAATATTGCCACTATACGATACTAAAAATCGTGCCTTGCATTGATTTGTAATACCTCTTAGCTTGATAATTCCGCTGCCCTGTCTGTGTACGATGCACTTACTACCGCAAACTGGTGTTTCTGTAAATGCCACATCTTCTCCGGCGGCAACTGTTTGTAATGCGATTCCTGTAATTTCCATTGTCTTTACCTCTCTTTCTAAAAAATAAGGGCAAACCATATAAGCCTGCCCTTTAAATTTAAGTAATACTGCTTAGCAGACATAATCTTTCGAGTTTTCTTTCGAGTTAAACTCGATACTTAACTCAATTAAATTGAGTTAAATCGAGTTAAATTAAATTAAACCGAGTTAAACCAAGAATTAAACCGATTAAAATTGATTAAGATACTTGTTAATTATTCAGTTGTTTAGCATCCACAACCTGTATTGCATCCACATCCGTAAGCATATCCGTAAAGGTTGCTTGCCGGGAATGATGGTACTGGTGTAGGTCTTACAGCGTCAATTATCTGATTTGTCTGTGCTGCCATTGTCGTAGTCAGAAGTGCATTCTGTCTATCCTGCGAAGCGGCTCTGCGTAAATCATTGTTCTCTGCCTGTAATGTTGCAATCTTGTCATTAGTCAGGAAATCAAGGATAGCTCTCGTTCCTGCATTCTGGCTGTCAATAATATCTCTTGTATTATTGTTCATTGTGTTCTGCAAAGCACAGGTGTTAGTTGCCATATTGTAGTTTACACCCTGAATAGCTTCTCTCGTCTCACAGCAACAGTTGGCAAGCTGTGACTGTAAAGCATTTGTATTCTGCATATTAGCGACTGTATCAGCGTTGATAGCCTGCTGGATGCCGTAGCCTGTCTGCATAATATTTGTGTTAATACCATTAAAGCCGGTAAGCATACTGTTGTTCATAGCGTAAAAGCCATCACAAAGTCCGTTAGAAATGCCGTCTAACTTGCTGATAACTGCTGAATTATCAAATCCTCTCTGAATATCAGCCTGTGTAGCCGCTGTCGCAACATAGCCACCGCCATTGTTGCCGCCAAAACCGCCAAATCCGCCATTGCCCCATCCAAAGAGCAATGCGAAAACAACGATTATCCAAAGCCATCCACCGTCAGCCCAGCCGCCGTTATTGCCGTTGCCGTCAATATTAGCGACTAATGGTACGCTGGCGCAATTTGAGTTTGAAAACATATTGTTACCTCCTAAAAATATATTCATAAAGATGTCACCTAGGTAGTTTGCAAAGACATCTAATATGCTACTAATTACCAAATCTACTTTTTATCTGGCTAAATACATCATCTGCATTTAGTCCCTTTTCTTTGCATAAATTTCTAGCCATCTGCTCTATGCCTTGCATATTGCCCTGCTGTGCCATCTGCATAGTGTTTTTCATCATAGGATTGCTCATAATCTGATTATTTCCCATCATCTGTTGTATGAACTGTTGCGGACCAGCTTTCATCATCTGAATAATGTTAATTGGGTTCATTCTTCATCACCGCCCTTGCTTTGAGTTCTTGAAGTTTTTCTTTGTGTTCCTAAAGATTTATCAAATCTATCTTCCAACTGTCCTATCTTCTCTGATAATTCTTCAAACTTATTTAAGAATAGCTGTGTGCTTTCGTCTGATAGGGTAAATTTAGCGTTTTCTATATTAGCCATAGAATTTACTGTCTGATTATCTTTAGGGTCTGTATAAGGCTTATACACAATCGTTCTAATTGTTCCATCAGCATTCCAGCCCTTAACATAAATCTCCGACATATCCTGCTTAGGGAAAAAAGCCATTGAGCCATCCATAGGGACCTCGTTAGCGTTTATATTTTCAACTGCTTGCACAACTCTGCCGTTAATACCTATTATCTGCTGTGGAATAGTTTGCTGAACTTGTGATTGCTGTATCTGCTCCTGCGACTGAAATCTCTGGATATTTGCCATAGGATTATATTGATATGCTCCATATTGAGGTACATAATTACTCATAATCGGTTGCTGATAAGGATTGTTCATTGTCTGCCTCCTCTAAAACTTCCTCGATTGCGTGGATAACAAGAGATAATGTCACTAAGTCAAGTTTCTGTAATTCTTCTTTGCTCAAGATTTTTTCTCTTACTTCATCAGAAAACATTTGCACTACCTCTCTTTCTGATTATATTTTTGCATAAAAAAAGAGAAGAACATTATCAAGTTCTTCTCATATTTATGTCATATATCAAGGCTTTATTTAATTTTAATTTACTACACACTTTTAATCTTGTTACTACACACTTACTACACACTTTTGCTATTGAAATGCATTGAAATACATAGAAATATGTGGAAATTGATAATCAGTCTAATGTCACATAAAAACCCTTAAATACCGCATTTATCGTGCTTTTTGTTAAGGTCATAAGGGGTCGTCTGGTATACGTAATAAGTTTTCCAAGTTAAATATATTATACATCTTAAACCCCCTTATTTTGTGGTTTTTTCAGTTTTAATGTGTGTAGTACTACACACTTACTACACAGCACTTTTTTTAAAATCAACAATGTTATTCTTGTCTTTCACAATTCTTTCAATATCTGCTGCCGCTCTTTCTTCTGTTACATGTGTATATAAATCCATTGTCATTTTGAGAGTTGCATGACCTAAATATGATTGAACAACTTTTGCCTGCACACCTGCTTCAAAACATCTTGTAGCAAAAGTATGTCTTAAAGTATGTCCGCTAAACACAGGAAATTCGTTATCAAAACTTCTTGCAAGATTTATCTGCTTAACAATAGCTTTAATTGAATCTGAATAAATCTGCGAATTGAGAGGCGTGTTATAACTTGTCACAAACAAATAATTGTTCTGCTCTTTAGGTCTTTTGCACTTTACAATATCCTTTAATTCGAACTGCTTTTCAAGATATTTAATGCATTCGCTGTTAATAGGTACTTGTCTATAACTCTGTTTGGTTTTAGGCGGCTCAATGTGAAAAGTTTTGCACTTATCATCAAGGTATTTTTGATACACAAGTGTCTTATTAACATCAATATACCCCTCATCTAAGTGTATATCATTAGGTGTAAGTGCAAACAATTCCCCTGGCCGCAAGCCTGTATTAACTGCCACATTATACAAATTATCGTAAAATGTCCCTTTACTTGCTTCTAAAAACTCTATCTGTTGCTTTGCTGTTAGTGTGAAAGCTTTAAGTTCTTTATCAGCCCTAAGCTTTACACCTTTTGCTGGATTTTTAATCATTAAGTCATCTTCTATTGCTCTACTGAACATATCATTAAGTATAACCTTAATCTTGTTCTGCCGTTCATATTTATAATTGTCATCAGCTATTTTATCAATTAGTGTTTGAATATCTGATTTAACGAAGGAATTTATGTTGCGATTTCCTAAAAAAGGTGATATATTTTTATTGTATATGTGAGTGTATTCTCTAAGGGTATTAGGGCGTACACTTTTCTTTTTGTACACTTCTATCCAACGATTAAACCAATCGTCCAGCTTAATATCATCTCTAATGCTTGTAAATTGAATATTTTCTGCTATTGCAACAGCCAATTCTTTTTTAACTTCTGATAACTTTGTGCCATAAATATATTTAATCTTATTAAATCTATCTTTATATCTCCCTTGATACACACCGTCCTTTCGCTGCGACAATCCTACACCTAGTTCTTTACCTTTTAAATCTTTTCCCATTCAAAAGCTCCTTCCTTTTGAAAAAAGCCTTGATATAGACAACCACATATTACTACATCAAGGCATATATTTCAATATATCTCTATATTTCGTTACTTTTTTCTACATAGTGCTCAAACTCCTTACGCTTAACAAGCCTCTTATTCCCAACTCTTAAAACAAATGGACAGCTAATTTCATTAAGCATACTGCTGATTCTATTAATTCCGATATTGCTATATTCGGACGCTTCTTCAACTGTTAATGTAACTTTTTCCCATATAGGAATTGTTTTAACCATGTCATCAGTCCTTTCTATCTTGATTTTTATATCCTTAACTCTTCTTGAAATTGTTGCTTTGGATAACATAAGTCTTTGACTAACCTGTTCTAAGCTCATATTACCCACAAGCAACTTGAAAATTCTTAGTTCCTCTTCTGTGAAATTGGCATTTTCAATTATTTCATCAAGCTCCGGCTTAGTCAGTCCCGAAAACTTCATAAGCCTATCTCCTTATTTAAACTTAATATGTTCTATTCCTGTTTCTTCGTATAACTGATTAACAAGCTCCTCTGCTGTGAATAATCCGTCATTGTAGTTATCTATAAGTACTTTAAGCTCTTTTTGTACTTTTGTTAATCTCTGCTGTCCGAAACCGAATTTATCATGTAGTACCCACATAATTAATATCAATGCTGATTCAAAATTTTTCTTCTGGTGTTCATTGCTAATTCTATTCATCTGAACACGCAACATTTGTTCCTTAAACTTTTTCTGTTCTGCCTTACTCATATTTTCACTTCTTTCTTAGAAATTGATTGTCGTATCGCCAGTAGTGCTTGCTATTGTCATTCTTAAGACTTTTACCTCTTTCGTAGTCTGTCTGCCAGCATTTCTGACATAATTGTCCTTGTGGTCTGTCAATAGGTTCTCCACAACGATAGCACAAGTGATTTTCTTTGCGATATTCTTTTATATTTTGCCTATTTTCAGTTCTTTTTCTGTGGATAGCATTATCTTTACTCTGGCATATAAAACACTTTGCTTTGCCCTCAACAGCTTTAGTCTTGCCGCATCTAACACATATGCCAGCTTTTCTACGTTCAGCATATAAGTTTTTTGAATAGTGTTTAAACGCTTCGTTATTTTCTCTTCTCTTATCATCACTTAATGGGTGATTAGCTCTATATTCAGCTTTGTTAGCTAAACATTCCGGGCATATCTTTTCATCACCCACAAGTTTATTTTTGCGACATTCCGGGCAGATTTTAAACTGCCTGCAAAGTTCTCTAGTTTCTCTGCTGTAAGCCGTTTGCTTCTCCCTACATTCTTCGCAATAAAAGCCTTTTCTATCAAGCGGCTTGCCGCATTTAGGGCACAATCCATTCTCTCGGCGGTAATTATATAATTTCTTCTGCGGACTAATTGGCGTTGTCTCCATTGAAAATCAACCTCTCATTCTGTCAATTCTATCTTGTATCTCTTTAGGTGCTTCAATATACTCTTCTACGTTTGTATTTTGACCAATAAGGACATTTTCTTTGATTGTAGGTGTATTTATATCTCTTTGGAATTTTTGCTGGAATTGAGCTTTATACGAAATTGCATTCATCTTTTTGATAAGTGATTTAATGTCGTCTGGCATACGATTTATTTCATTCGCACGCTTAACAACTGTTTCATAAGTTCTTAAGAAATTCGATTGTATTACTGTTTCTATCGTCTGATAATCTGATGTCGCCCAGTTTTTAAGGTTATCTGGCATACCAACCGCTTGTCTGACTAATGGTGGCAGCTTGCTAAATTCTTCAACTGCCCCATAAGTGCCATTCCTTAATGCTTTACTAACCAATCCCCAAGCTGTCATTCCGTCAAGTTCCTGCGGCTGTGATATAGTCTGTATCTTACCTATCAACTGTCCTATACTTGGGGCAAATCCGCTTATATCAGAGTTGATGTATGCTTTAAGTGCGACTGACACTTGTTCATAACTGTAATTTTCCAACATCATATTCCACACATCTACTGTCTCTGATAGGTTGTTAGGCTTGTAGTTGGGGTAGCAATCACACATAATGCGGATAATTTTAACTGTTTCTTCTCTTGTCATTGCTGCTCCCTTTTAATTGAATCGATATAGCGTCTAACTTGTCACATATAATAGCACTATTAATTGCAATTGTTTTTAAGAGTGATTCAACCACTCCGTTGTGCGGATAATCACTTCTAAAATTTATTTTGTTGAGCGTATCATCTAACCTACTCATTCTTACCACCTGCCTTTAATATTTTAAGTGCTTCCTCAATATGTAATGCCACAACAGTAAATCCGTCATTTCCTAGTTTTAGTATTTTACAATCTTCTTCAAGTTGTTTCACAACCTTGTTATCATCATATACAACAGGCGTTTGCATTTTGTCATTTATTATGGATTTAACAATATTCAATCCGTTGTTTATTCCCTTTGCATAAGCACCTGTTTCTTTTTCTTTCTGTTCTTTTATCTTCTCAATTAGTTTATCTGCATCAATCAATCTCATATCATTACTCCTTTACACATTATCCCAGTCAATAGCACCCTTGCCAAAATTCTGATTGACTTGCTTATTAGAATTATCTTCTTTCAGCTCAAACAGTCCTTGCCAACAATGGTCTACTGACTGATTAAGAATTTTAACCGCTAAGTCATTATCCCCGCCCGATAGCTTTTCAAGAGTATTCATAGCCCTATGCAATGCCTTGTCAGTGCATATAGGTTTTTTAATTCTCTTACGCATTGTCACATACTCGTTAAATGCTTCATCAAGTAATTCATCATCTGGATAATAACTTTTCTTTTTGGATATTACGTTAGTAATATCTTTTTCTGTATTCTTATCTTCTTTAACTTCTTCTGTTCTTTTATTCTTACTTTCTTTTAATATAGAGTTTGTTAATAGAATGTTATCTGTTTGTTGATTGTTTGTTAAGTTGCTTGTTATTTGTTTGTTATCTTGCTTGTTATCCGTTTGATACAAATTGTAGTTAACTACAGTAAATATCGTGAATTTGTTTGTTGCTTTGCTTGTTATTTCGCCTGTTAATTGTAAGTGTTTTAGCGAGGTACGAATTTCCATTACAGACAAATTAGTTTCTTTTGATAATTCAGATATTGAAGAGGGGAAAGACCCTCTTTCAATTATCTTACCTTTGTAATTTCCGTCTTTCCAATAGGCACTTATCAACATATACATAAAAAGTCTGAATGTATTAATATCGCTCCACCATTCCCACTTTAAAATCTTTCTGTCAATTTTAATAAAATTGCCTGCCATAATTACCTCTTCAAGTTCTGTCACATTGTTACTTCACTAAATCATTAATATTAACTCTGAATCCGTCAAATTCCTTACCTTTACTTCTAACATAGGTAGATGTATCAAAGAACATTAAGTTGCCCTCTCTGTCCGTTGCCATACTTACACCATTTCTTGTAAGACTGCCTTTGAGTAGGTCAAGTAAAATCTGTATTTCCTGCTTTGCTTCGTCTTTCATTATTCACTTTCCTTTCGTAAATAATCCATATATCCCATAGACTGATTAAGAACATACACCAATACAGCATTTGTAAGCTTTTCAATAAGTTCTCCGCTATCTTTATTCAAACTGTAAGCATTCCTTACAACTTCACCAATCTGCGTATATTGTGCTTTGCCTTGACTGTTTATCCAAGCTGTCAAGTCCATAACAGATTTACTCTCAATCTTTTTACTCAAAAAGTCAGTTAATTCAAACTGTCCGTCCTGTGTCATACTGTATCTCCTATAAAATCGCTTATATTCATTTGACTGTCCTTTTCAAATACAAGCATTTCATTCTTTGCACGTTCGTAAAAGTTTCTGTCAATCTCGAATCCGTATGCACTTCTGTCAAGTTCTGCGGCGGCTCTTAGCGTGCTACCGCTACCGCAACAAGGGTCAATAACAACATCTCCCTCGTCTGTAAAAATCTCAATCAGCTTTTTAAGGACTGCTACAGGCTTTTGTGCCGGATGAATTTTCGGTACATCTTTTCCGTCTTTCTCCCACATCATATATGAACCATTGTTATAGTAAGTTCTGCCCCATTCCGCTTCATTACCGCCGTCAAACCAATTAAACACCATATGTCCTGTACCTCTGATATTCTTTCCTTTTTCATCAATCTGCAAGCCATTTCTGAATTTCGGTAACTTATTTCGGTATAATACAAGTGCATATTCCGTAGCACCTACGATACGCATATTAGCTTTAAGTACCTGTGGACTGTAATTTTTACAGAATACAAGCGGTATGTAATTAACGAATCCGTGTTTCTTTGCCGCCGCAATCAATGTTGATAACTGCTCAAATGCGCAAAATACAATCATACAAGGGCTATTACTACTTCTCCCCCTTGCGATAGGTTTTGTATCTTCTTTCTTCAACATCTTTGAACAAAAATGAAAGTATTCATACAAATTAAAGTTAAAATCCGAATTGAAAGCCGCCTTTTTCGCAAGTTTGCTCTCGCCATTCTTGTTATCGCCACCGTTATACCACATTGGGTTACTTCCATAGAAGTTAGTTCCTACATTATAAGGAACATCAGCTATGATAAGTTGTGCTGGCGGTATTGCATATTTCTTGTAATTCTGCATTGAATCACGATATATCTCACATTTAATCTTCTTTTTATACATTCTAAATCTACCAAAAGGAAACCTCGGTTTTATGTGCGCACAACCTATTCCTTTCTTTGATTTTTAGTTAGTTATCTTCTTTTCTCTTAAAATCTTCACAAGACACTGTTTTACTGCAAGCGTAAAAATCTGCCCCAAGCGGATTTCTTGTTCTCAAATAGCCAAACTCACAAATGCCACAAAAGCGACTTCCCTCATTGCTTTTACAATCGTTAGGCTGTTCTTTTGTTATTTCATCAACTTTCATCTGCAATCTTTCATTTTCATTGGAAAGAGTTTCTATTCGGTCCATAAGCCAAGAATAATCTTTACTGCTCAAAATTCTCATTCTGAATCACCCACTTTCAATAAATCCATAAACTTCTCATACTGCTTCTGTGACACCTTGTTATGCTCTTTTTCGGGCTTTAAACAGATTATAAGATGTTTTTCTGCGATAGATGATAATTCTCTCGCTAACACCTTTTTGCCTTGCTGTATGCCGTCACGATAACCTTTAGAGGGTTTAAACTCATTTATCTTTTCTTTACCCTCTCCTTGACCGCCCGCTGTCTTGTTGTATCTGCATTGATAACCTTTTTTGGTGTACTCCAAAATCCAGTACTGTTCCCATTTGTCTAGTTCGGATTCGGGATAGTAAAGTACATTCAACTTCCACCCATAAGGATTATTTTCGCTATAAAACCCTCTTTTTTTAATCGAAAGGTCTATATGCTGATATCCCATTAAGTGAGACACGCTTCTTTCAAGGCAATCTACACTCTGCCCTATGTAAAAATATTTGATGCCGTTTTCATCTTCTCTAGTGTAAAAGTAGATACCGCTTTTATTTCTCATATCGGGGCATACGCTTAAGATTCTCTTTTTGTTATTATTCTTAATTGCATATAGCTGTTTATTATCCATAATTACACCTCTTAATTAAATGGTAATCCCTCATCAGCTACACCATCTGGAATAGCCATAAAGCCATCATTACTGCTGTTACCGCCCATAATTCCATTATTGCCACTCTGCTGATTAGCTCTGCTTTCGCAGAACTCGTGTCTTTCAATAACACAATCATTTGTGTAAACTTTCTGTCCGTCCTTGTTGGTATAGTTGCCTGTCTGCCATCTGCCCTCAACGATAATCTTAGTTCCCTGGTGCAAATACTTCTCTGCAAACTCTCCGTTCTTGCCAAACACGATACAGTTAATAAAGTCTGCTGCCTGTTCGCCCTCTTTCTTGAAAGCTCTGTCAACAGCTAATGTATACCTTGCTACCGCCATACTTCCACTTGCCGTCTGTGAATATCTTACTTCTGGCTCTCTAGTCAGCCTGCCACATAAAATTACACGATTCATCACTTTTCCTCACTTTCTGCTAACTCGAATCTGTATTTCTGTTCTGCATTAGGATATTTTTCCTTATCAACCTCACTCATAAACATTTCAAGAGGTCTATTCCAGATATGCTCCTCGTATTCATACACAACTGATATTTCTTCTGTTTCTGTGTGTCTTGAAATACCGATAATAGTAACAATCTTACCAATCTTAAAATGCTTATATTTCTCACCTTTCTGTGGTAAAGGTCTGTCAAATTCTGTACTGATGTTATCTGCCTTAAAATGCCTTGTGAGTAACGCAAGGTCACAGTTTGGCTTATCTTCGCCATCAAGATTAAATTCTTCCGACTGTTCGATATGTAACTGTTGCCAATTTTCGGCATATCCTACATCACTTATATCATCATATATATCTTCGAGTGAAATATTTTCACGATTGGAAACTAAATAGCCGCTAAACCTAAATATCTTTGCCATATTCTCTCCTATTCTGCTTCTGATTTAAGCCAATCCATACAACTAGCTTCTCCTTCGTATTCTTCGCCAAACGTATTCTTAAAAGTTATAAGAAACTCTGCCAGCTCTTCATCCGACATATTTCTTATCCTGTCGGCATTGGTCTTTCTGCTATCACATCTGCAACAAGGCTCACTATCTCTTGAATTGCTGTTATGCTGGCAGTTGCAAGTGTGACTATCAGCATTTGAAAGCATATCTGATAAAATACTTATTGCTTCGCCATACCAAACAGACACACCTGTTTTAAGGCTTCCATAACGTGTGTTCCAATATCTACTGTTATACTTATCCATAGTGTCTATGGCTATTTTAATTGCATATTTCTCTTTATCCGTCATTTTCTCAACCTCTCAATTCTTTCAATATAATTTAAAAGCACCATCCCATTTTTTCCACTTTAAAAGCTTTCCACAGTAATGACATTTTTTAAAATCATCACTTGAAGTTACATATTCTCCACATTTAGGGCAAGTTCCACCTACGAATTTAAAATCACTTGACGGACATTGACTTATTACTTCTTCTATGTAGTTAGGTTCTTTTAATCTTGCTTCCGCCTCGCTCTTTGTAAGGAATACTGATTTGCCAAATTCTGAAGTACACACTGATATTTCATCTAAGGTATCTTTTGGGAAGCCTTCTGAATATGCAACACAGTGGTATATTGGTGTTTCAGAATATATAGTTACTTCATAAACTTTATATTCTAATATTTGCCCCAATTCCCTGCAAAAATGCCAAACGGTATCCTTTGTTGTGCAAGACAATTTAATAAGTCTGCCCTGTTCCTCTAAGTCCTCATATTCTTTTAATTTTCGATATACTGCGTCTATTTCTTCACAGTCTGGTTCGCAAGCCCTTTCCCATAATTCATCATCTATCCACGATGGATTGCTTTCTGTCAATCTCTCCATTTCTGCTCCTTTCTGCCTTTAATCATTATCAAAACTCCTATCTGTCATAATTTCAGCAAATCTCTTGGCAAGGATTTCTTTGATATTCTTTTCTACAAAATCGCCGATAGTTTTTTCGGTCCTTTCTTTCACAAACTGCTCAAAAGAAACACCCTGTATTTTCCTGTCACTACTCCAGCTTGAAGCAGACGTAAGTTTTTCAATTCTTCTGTCAACGATTTTTGTAATTTCTTCATCAAGATTTTTATAAATAACTTTCTCTGCATATTCGTCCATAGCAATCTTGACCTTTTCTTCAATTTCCTCACTATTGAGAGATATATTTAAAATCATTTTTGGTTCAGATTTCTTCATTTCAATTCTCCTTTCTAAAACGGACACTCGCTAGGATTTTTCAAATCCCAACTTTTTCCTGCTGCCGCAACATCCACATTTGCCCCATAAGCAACTTTTTTCATCTTCTCGATAAAACTATCACTATCAGCATTTTCTGCCGATAAATGGCACATTATGACATTCTGCAAGCTATCTGAATAATTCGCCTTAACAAAATCACAAGCCGTGTCAATGCTTAAATGACCTCTGAAAACGTGATTAGCTTTGCCTGTGTTATCCCTGTCAATTAAATCCTTGTCATAATTCACACCTAAGAGAATGTAGTTTATGTCTTTAAACTTCCACTTGATTAATTCGCAATCGGTTATATAAAGCATTCTCCCCATTTCCTTATGTGTTATCAGAAATCCGTAACAAGGACACTCTGTTCCGTCTGCGTTAGTATGTGTCCATCTGCCATCTACTGTTGTTAAGTCAAATGTTCTGACTGTGAAATATGAGTTAGACAAAAACTGGCTCATAAGTAACTTCTTATATGGTGTGCATACAGGAATACCCATATTGTTTAAGTCTTTAACCGATTTACTATGGTCTTGGTGGCTGTGGGTACATATCGCACCCACAACATCTTTAACATTCCAATTCAAGCCTTTCTTAATCTGCTTAATCGGTATTCCACAGTCAAGGATAAGTGTTTCTCCGCTGTTGGAAGTTAGCAGATAGCAATTACCGGCTGATGATGAGCCTAAGCATTTTAATCTCATACTCACACCTCGATTTCATCATCCTGTGGGAATTGAAAGTACTCTGTTGCAGCTTTCCGAAATTGTTCCTCACTCAAAATACTCTGTACTTCTTCAAAACGCTTTGAACCGGCTACGCAATGATAAAACACATTATTTTCATATGATTTTCTAAGCATTTTCATAGCTTTAAGTGCCTTTGCGTTGGTTGAGTATTCAGCAATTTTTACACTTGGTGCGTATGAGCTTTGGCAATATATACGTGCTACTTTTGCATCATATTTAGCACCAATAACAAATAATTGATAATCATTATATGGAACATCTAATGTTCCGTCCTGTGAAATTACTCTCATATCCACTCCTATTCTGCCTGCATAAATGGTGGCAATGTGCTATCTTCTGCCTGTTCTTCGGTTACTTCTGTGGCTGTACCCTCGATAATGTCTGATTCGTCAAAATCAACGCTGTTTGCGTTCTGCTCAATATCGTACGCAACATCCTGTTCAAGCATTTCATCGTGGCTGATTTCCTCGTAATCCTCATTTTCATTGCCACTATGGGAATTATTGATATATTTAAGCAATCTATTTTTGACAGTTTTCATAGCCATCTGGTCAGCAAATTTCTGATGTGTGCCATTGCCATTCTCTTTGTAGCCATAACCCTGTTTCCAAGCCTGCTTAATCTGTGCAATAGTCATAACCTCTGCTATCTTCTCTCCGTCATCCATAATCGCCACTGCATAAGCCCCGGTAATCTTATCATTGTCAATGTTCTCAAAACTCTGTTCGTGGCAATCAATGATTGTCTTTGCATCCTCTTTGTGGTACTTGAATACATCCCCTTTATAAATGACCGCTGCGTTAATGTCTTTAAGTCCGAATCTCCTTGCTATACAAGTGTTTCCATACACTGACTTCTGACACTGTAGCTTGCCGCCATAAGCAACTGGGTAGCACTGTTTCTTCTGCATTGAAAGTCCATTCGTAACCATTTCAACAAGTGCATTTTCGATGCTTGCCTTTGTGCAACTCTGCAATACAGGCTTTTTGTTCATATCTACCGTATCCTGCAAAATCAGCATTGCCGACATAAACTCGTTTGTGTAGTTGTAATCTTTAGGGAATGTCAAGCCGAATTTCTCTTTCTGCTTAATTTTAACTACCATTCCCTCTGTAAAATCTTTTGCTACAAGCTCTCTGCTTTCAGCTTCTTTCTTTTCCACAACTGCCGTATTCTCTGCCATAATTAATCCTCGCTTTCTCCGCTTAAAATCTGTCCGACAATCTGTCTTAATTCATCACTAACCCTATCTACAGTCCAAAAATCCGTAGTATCAAATGCATGAGCGCAATCAAATCCAATGTACCACTTGTTTTTATCATCAATTTCAAGTGGGCTAGGTGCTTCTTTGTTTGCATATGTGATACCGCCGTGGCAATCTATACTTGTTGTGTTGATAGGCAACCTTTTGGAAACCTGCACATATCCACATCTATAAGTAGATTTACCAATATGTCGGAGTATCACATAACAGTTAAAGCCATTGAAATTGAATGAGCGTTCTAATATAGAAGTCATATTATCCCTCCATAATCTCTAATTTCTCACTGTCATTTACAATCAGCATAATCAACTGACTATCTACCATTTCAGCAACTTTCTTCTGATTGTCCGTACTAAGGCTTTCAGAATCATCTAAGATAATAGGCACTGATATATCGCTAATCTTCTGAATTGAACTGCAAATATCGACTCTGCCTAAAATCCTGTTGCCCTTGTTAGACATAGTTGTTAAAATGCTCTTTCCGTCAACAGTAGGTATGCAACAGCTCTTGTAATTTCCATTCTTGGCATATTCAAACAACTGCCACTTAACTAACCCAAAATGGCTGTTTACTGCTTCTGTTAAGGCTTCATTCTTTGCTTTGTCTAATTCATCAAGTAAATCAAGGATTTTCTCGGCATTAGCCTCGTTCTGTTCAGAATCAATCCTTGCCTGCTTTAATTCTTCAAGTCGCTGTTCATCTGCTGTCGTATCAGCCTTTGCAATCTGGCTTTCACATTCTGCTAACTGCTGCCTTAAAGCTGTTTCCCGTGCTTTTAATTCTGCCTTAACTGCTGAAATATCATTAGCCTTGTGCATAGCTTCTTCTTTTTCAGCAATCTGCTTTTCAAGTGCCTTGTATTCTTCTGTGGCTGATGCATCAATTTCCTGCGGAAGTTCTGATAACTGCTTTTCAAGGTCTGCAATAGCTGTATTCAGCATTTCAAGGCTTTCTTTATGCTGTGGTAGTTCTTTCTGCAAATCTTCAAGAATCTTCTTATTCTTATCAAGTTTGTCTTTAAAAAGGTTGCCATTGCTTGTGATAATCTTTAATTCTTCTGCCTTGTGACTATCAAAATCAGCTCTTAACTGTTCTTTCTTATCCTCGGGATATTCCTGTCCGCAATAGCTACAAATAAGGCTTGTTTCGTCAAATTTACGCTCATTCTCCGCTTTCCATTTATCCCTTATATTCTGCAAATTCTTATTTATGCTATCAATGGCATTCTGCTGATACTCGATGTTCTTTTCTGTATCAGTAATAGTCTTTTCTGTCTGCCTAACAAGAAACTGCTTATCAGAAATCCTGTTCTCAATATCTCTCCTAGCCTTAATATTGTCCTCATTGGCTTTACGGCGAATATCGTCAAGCTCAAACTTTAAGCTGAGAATATTAGCACTAGCATTGTCATATTCAGCCATTAACTTGTCATTGTCGGTCTGCTTTGCCACGCAATCAGCAATCTGCTCTTTAAGGCTGTTCTTCTGTAATTCAAGGTCAGATACTTCAATAGCCTGTTTAAGCTGTATATCCCTTTCCTTTTCCTTAATTTGTCCGTCAAGAATAGGCAAATCCTTTGTAATCTTGGTCTTGGCAGCCTTATTCATAGCGGATAACTCTTCAACTGTATACTTATTAAGTAAAGGAACTAACTCGGCTAATTCAGCTTTCTGTGAAGCTATATCAATGTCTGTAACATCTCCTACTAAACCAAATAAGTATTCTCTCATTTCTGCTGGTTTCTGATTAAGAAAAGCATTTACATTACTGCACATCTTAAATACATTCATATCGACATCAAGATATGCGTTGAAATCCTTTAAAGTCTTAGGCACATCATTGACGAAATACTTGTTATCATCCTTATAACTGCTGCCGTCCTTGCTATATGTACGCTTCTGCACTTTCTTCATAGTTACTTCTTTTCCGTCAATATCAAGTGTAAGTTCAACACTTGTGTCCATATCATCAACGGATTTTCCGTCAACCTCTCGTCTGACAACCGGATTATCCTTTAATTCATAATCACAGTTAAACAAGCACCATAAATAAGCTGTGGCAATAGTTGACTTACCCTTGCCATTCTTAGCCATAATCTTTGTAATGGCATAGAAGTCAAATTCCGCGTGTGCATAGCACATAAAGTTTTCAAGAACTACCTTTTTTAAAATTGCTCTTTCCATAAACATATCCTTTCCTTATTTATATATTCATAATGAACACATCATCTTCTATTGAGAAGTTATCAACCGTCTTGTCTGCAAGATAATGCCGTCTGTCAAGTTCATCAAACGTGCCGTCAAATATAACACCTTGAACTGGATGCCATACTTGACAACGCTTTTCATTATCTGCTGCCATACTAGCTAATTCTGAAACTGTAATATCACTATTCATCAGCATTCTCCTTTTCCTCTATAATCTCAACTCTGCCTACTGATACCTCATAAGCTACTCTGTTTTCAATTTCATCTTCACTTATCTTTTTTGTATAAGGTCTTGACTGAAACCTACCTGTCATTTCTATATGTGTTCCTATTGGCAAATGACCGACAAACTTAGCTGTCCTGCCCCAAGTTATGCAAGGTATATAGTCTGACTTGCCATATGCTCTGTTAACAGCTATGAGAACATTTGTTATTTCTCTTCCAAGTGGTGTTACCCTGTATATAGGTTCTTTGCAAATGAAACCTCTAAGAACTACATCATTATTAAAAGGTAGTTCCACCTCGTTTTCATATATTTCTATATTTTCGGTAAAGATTGCTAATATTAACTTGCTTTTTTCACCTATATGCTCATTGTAGCTTCTTATTCTTCCTGTAATCATTACGCAAGCACCTGCTTTTAATTCGTTCATATCTACAATTCTTTCAGATATAAGAACAGGAAGTGTATCTACTGCTCCGCTAACCCTGTCAATAGAAATCATCATCTTAAAGAATTTTTCTCCAAAAACTTCGTGATTAAAAGCTGGTTCTTCTGCAACTAACCCAAAAACTGTAATATTGTTATTTCTCTCTTTCATCTTTAGTTCTCCTCTCTTTTTTCTACAAATCCAACAACTTTACCGCCATCAATAACTGTATACATATCCTTTTTCTCGTACATATCAATGCAATCTTGTACTGTTATTACTTTCTCGTTTACCTGTTTCATATTGTTCTTTCCTTTCTTCTACATTAGTTCTTATTGTTGCAATAACGGCACAAACTGTTGTGAGTATTATGCCGAATATTATTCCTGCTATAAAACCTAGTATCATAGCTTATATCTCTCTTTCATTATCATAGGCAGTTCGTAGCAGTCGATATAATCGTGAGTGTCTGCTATGTACTTCTTTTTCAGTTCACTCAAACCACACCCGAATTCGTGCCTTAACTGCCCTAAAATGTCATTTACAACTACTCTTCTTAAGAGTTCACAATGCTTATTTCTTCCTAAGAGGTAACTTGTTCTTCTGCCAATGTGTGCCAGGATTTCAAGCTTTTCTGCCTCATTAATCTGCTCGCCTTTTTCAGAAATAATAAATATCAATCTGCTAAAACTCCTTTCTAATTAATGAGCTGAAATATCATTGACACAATAAATAATATTGCTGATAACATCCATAAATATTCAGCTATCTTGCTGTCTCTCTTAGCTTTCTTGTATGCTGTAATAGAGACTTCTAACTTATTTCTTTCCGCAATCAGTTCTTCTACTGATATGCTATATTGTGGTGTTGCCTGTATTTCCTTTTCCATAAAACAATCCTCCGCTTAATCATCAGTTCTCTAAGTTTATCTGTGCATTGCAATCTTTTATTAACATCATTGTGTTAGTGCTTGGCATCCAGTTTTTAATATATTCAACTGCCTGTTCATTCTTAAGCCTTGGTGTGTTGGCTCTTGAATTAACATTGAAATAATCCTTGTAATCGTGATTAATCTCTGCAAATACTTTTCTGCTTATTTCCTTGTAAGCGTTACTGTTTTTACCGCCTAAGATTTTTATTACCCTTGCTGATACTAAGTCATTAAGTACTTTCTGCTGTCCGTAATCAATGTTCATTGTATTTTCCAGCTTAGACACTCTGTCTGACACATCATCTAACATACCTAGCTGTATTCTCATCATTTCCTGTGGAGATAACTGCTTCTGATAGCTTCCTGTCTTTCTGATTGACGGAAGCACTTCTGATGTTACCCATTCAGTAAATCTTTCTGCACTTTCTTTTCTGCTCTGAAAGATTGTCTTATAAAGATTGCTTTCATTGATAAAGTTCATTCTTACTTTCTGAATCGCTGGAGTGCCATCGGCTTTAACGCCTGTCTGTACCCCTACCTCATTAGTAATGACCCCATCTTCTTTAAGTCTTGTTTTTAGCTGACTTACATTTGATATTTCCAATGCCTTGCATACATCAGCCAAGCAAAACATAGGTTCATTATCTTTAGTAATGGTTCTGATTTCTCCAAACTCCGAATTGCTAAAAATCTGTAACTCCATAAATGTACCCTTTCTTATCTGACCCATTTTTCAACTGGAATTTTTGTTGCTTCTGCGATTTTTTGTACTGTAGTTAACGCCGGTAAAGAATTATTATCTTTCCACCTGCCCACAACTCCATTACCAAGACCACATTTTTTTTCAAATGCGTGTATTGATAAATTATTTTTTTCACAATAAGCGACAACATTTTGATAAAACATAGACTTCTCCTTTCTTTATTTAATAAAGGTTTAGAGAAAAGCTTGACAATCTTTAGAGAAAGTTCTAATATATGAATTGTCGAGAAACATATTTTGAGAGCACTTCCCTTTAAGTTTATTTTTAGGCTTTTCCCTAACCTTTAAACTCATTATATAGAGTGTTCTCTAATTTGTCAACACCTTTTTTAGGTGAAACTCTAAAAAATGGAGGAAAACACAAATGAACACGGTAGAAAGAGTAAAAGACCTATGCAAACAAAGGAAGATTTCAATACATAAATTAGAATTAGAATGCGGTTTTGCTAACGGATATATAGGTCAGTTGCGTAAAGGCACATTACCAGATGATAGGTTGGGAAAAATTGCTGAATATTTAGGAGTATCAGCTGAATATTTAAGAACTGGCGAAGAAGAACAGCTTATTTTGTCTGAGCAAGCTGATTTGTGGATTAAAATTAGAAATGACAAAAGATTATTACACTCATTAAAAACATTTTTCGAGTTAAGTGACGAACAGCAAGAATATGTCCTCGGCTTAATTAATTTATTTAAAGGAGAGTTGTAATAAATGATTGAATCGAAGGATTTTTTGAAGACTATAGTAGAGAAAAGAGATAAAAATGGCAACACTAACTATGCCGACATTGCTAATTGTCTTGGCATTGATATGATTTCAATGTTGCCATTTATGAAAGAACTTAGTAGTAAAGGCTACATCACCCAAACCCTTGAAGATGTAACTATTACTAAGCTCGGATTACTTGCTTATGATGAACTTTAATTAATACTCACGATTTATGAAATTGCGATAAAATCTTTTATTCTTTCAAGTGTACTAGTGCAACATTATGTTGCACTAGTTTTCTTTATATCTGCTATTATTTTATAGATATACTCTAATACTGCATTATCGTTGGTATTTTCTACTATTTCAATAATTTCCTTTTTGTAATCATTGTTATTCACATTCGCACTTCCCCTCTTTTACTATTGTGACGATTTAATTATTATAGAACACACGTTCTATCGTGTCAAGTGTAGCGGCGATATTGCCAACGCCAATCAAACAATATCGCCTGCCAGAACTTGAAAATGTTTAAGGGTCTTTTCTCAAAGACAAGTTTATTATACATTTATTTTTAGTATATTTCAAATATTTTCGGTTGACTTATTTTGACTTTATTCGACAACTATCTGAAATTTGTCGATAGCTTTGCCGAATTCGCCAGCATATCCGTCCATTCCGTTGCTAGTTTCGTTGTCTATCTGTTCTGGGTAGAAGTTTCTTAAGCCGAATGGCGATACCATATATCTTGCGTACTTGTAATCTTCTCCGCTAGGTGTATAGTAAATAACTTCGATAGCGTCAATGTCGTGCTTCTTATCACCGGCATATCCGTTATCAAAATCATCATAGTCGCAACCTGTAACATAAGGTAGCCAGCCGCCGTTTAGTAAATGTACTCTATATTTAACCTCACCACGACTAACTCTAATGGCAATAGCCTTAATAGCTGTATCGTCACCCTTACCAGCCCAATCACTATCGTTAGTTACTTCATCCCACCACCTATCAGTATAAGCGGCATATGTGACATCAACAGGCTTATTACCGTTATCTTCTGTTTCTTCCTCTTCTGTATTGTCACTATCTTCTGTTTTTTCATCTTCTCCGTAGAATACAGATAAGTCGCATACTCCATCTACTCCGTCCACAACGCCGCTAGAAGTATACTGCCAGCCTACAAGATTTCTAGCAACGCTAGGTTTCTTATCTTCGTTAGGGTCTGTATCAAGTGTCATTTCATCATATCCAAGATAATACCTTGCTATCCAGTAATCGCAGTTAAGAATTTCTTCGTCTGCATATGGGGCAATGTAACTGCCATACCACGCCATACCTGTATAGATACCAAATTCATAGCCAGCATCTTCTATTGTATGCTTATATGCCTTGATTATGTCAATAAGTTTATAGCCTAAGTTCTGCATACAAGTATCTTCTATGTCCATCCATATCTTGACTTTACGTCCGTTAAGTATTTCTAAGACACGCTTAGCCGCTGTTACTGCTGCTTCTACGTTAGGTGTGTAAACATAGTTGTAAACTCCACAAATATGTACGCCAGCTAACTGACACTTTTTCCAGTTGTTTTCAAACTGTTCATCTGCATTAAGGTCACGTCTGATAACCTTAAGAATGGCGTGTGTAAGTCCTGCCACACGCATTTTGTCAAAATCTAAGTTGCTACCATTCCAAGCCGAAAAATCTCCACACTTAATCATAACTAAAATGCCTCACTTTCTACTGTTCCTGTTACATCTGAACTAACTGTGTTATCTTCTGTGCTGTATGTTGCCTTGTAAGTGTTTTTAACACCATCAAGAAAGCTCTTAAGCTCGCTGTCTAGTGCTGTATCATTTGCTAAGTATGCCGCAAAATCATTAAAGCTAGCTGACATACTAACTGTGCCACTTTCGCTGATTGTAGCTGACAGATAAGCTACCTGTTTAAGTGTTCCGTCTGAATTTTGGACAGATAATGTTCCATTTTTTTGAATTGATGAGTTGATGTCTAACATTGTGTTTTACCTCCTAATCTTATATCCAATTTTTATTTTCATTGTCCCAAGTGATAACAACATTATCCCCTATATATCCACGAAGATAACGTCCATCCCAATCAAACATAATATCACCAGAAAAAGGATTTCTGTTAATTACACATCCTCTTTGATAGTATGATCCGTCTTCTGTTTGATGCATTATATACAATGCTGTAGTCTTTATCGAACTGTTAACTACAGATAGAGCGCAGTCGCCAAAAGAACTCCAACCTTTTGAGTCTATAGAAATTTTTCCTTTTTCAATTTTCGTCCAAGCTTGCGGCTGTCCATTGATGTAAGGCTGGTAATATAATTCAATGCGGTCTCTTAACACTTCTAACTCTAATCCTGCCGAACCATACATTTTAATACCTTTACCGCTCTCAACATTGAACTGCATTTCACCATCGTTAGTAACGTGCCACAGGGAGTTTAGCGTGCTTGGCGAAGTTCCTTGTACAGCTCCTTTCTGAACAGAAAAAATCCAATCGCCAATATTTTTTGAACTTTGAATGTAAGTTCTTCTTAAGTATCCATCTGGTGCTAAGTAATCATTCTTTAAGCTTCCATCAGTAATATCCCAATTGCCAATGCGACCCCCAGTCCCAATTATATCACTACAGGTAATTGTCCCTGTTGCACTTATGATTGTATTAGTTGATGTTAAAGTGAATGCGTTACCGCTAATATTAACGCTCTTGTTACCGCTAATATTAATAGCCCCCTTAGCCTTAAGCGTTATATCATCTGCAATTGCTTCAATTGCGGATTTAAGCTCGCCACTTTTTGGGTCTTTCTTGATATAAGCACTAAGACTTGCTGTTGTAGCGTAATTTTTAAGGCTATCTTTTGTGGCATATGCTCCTGCTACTTCTAACTTAATCGCTGAACTTTCTTTACTTATTGCTGTGCTTATAGCCGCATTCATCTGCGTTGTTGTACTATAATTATTCAAACTATCCTTTGTAGCATAAGCATTAGCCACTTCAAGTTTAATGCTATTGCTTTCTGCTTTTACAGCCTGCGTTATAGCATTCTTCATAACTGTAGTTGTACTGTAGTTGTTTTTTAAATTCTGCTGCACACTTAACAATGATGTAGATATACTATCTAAGTTCATTTTAAAGCTAGCGTTTTGATTAAGCATATAGGCTAATTGTGTGTTAGATACCTCTTTCCAGCCCCAATTGCCTTTATCATCTTTAACCCAACGCCAAGTTTTTTGAGTTGTTTCGTTGTATGCTATTGCTCCGTGATGTTTAGCATATTCATCGTTGCTGTAAGTCCAAGTAAGATTATCGCTTGGAAATAAATCATCTGACGGATAAATAGGTACGAACCAGTCAACGGCTGGATAATTATCTTTTGTAGGCGTTGCCGTTACTGTATACACCATAAAATTATCATTCGTTTGTTGGTATAAGTCAGATAACGTGATTTCGTAGCTGTCTAGCTTCTGATTAACAGTAGAAAACTTAGTCTTAATGCTTTCATTGTCAACATTTTCAGTCCACCACAACTTATTAGTAATAAAATCACTAGCAACTTTCATCATACCGCCCCATTGCGTGTAATCCTTGCCAGCACCACTTGTTATAGCTTGCATAATAACATTAAGTGTCTGTCCCTCGTTGTCCAGATAAATTTTATTACTTTTAAGTGTATGTGTGTTATCGTTATTGATAACATTAAATAGTGTTTCAATATCCAGCTTACTCGCATTGATATTAGCATCATCTTTAACAACTTCATCACGAACAACTTTTCTCGTAACGCCTTTTTCAGTAAGTCCTAAAGCATCAAACATAAGATTGCCGGCTTTGTCCCAAACGTACATATTGTAGTCAGAATTGGCATCTTTACCTATCTGAACTCTTATTCTGTCAGTATCTTTAATGACAATTGTGTTATCTTGCCAGTAAGACATTCCGTTTTCACTGTGAACCTTAAACTTAGTTGTATTAAGGTCAAGTGCTGTAATCTTACTCGCGGCTATGCTGTCAATCATAGCATCCTTAATCTGTGCATTACCGATAACACTTACAACTGCATTAGCGAATTCTGTTGTTAAGCTTTTGCCTGTTGCCGAACCAAACATTAAAGTCTTAATGTCTGCTACGTCTGCGTTTAATACACCTATCTGTGCATAATCTGCTTGCAACTTAGCGATATTAGCTTCATTAATCGTAGCTTTATTTGCCGTCAAATTAACAATATTTGCTGTAATAGTTTCAATCTTATTAGCCTTTAATTGGTCGATATACGCTTGATGTGCTTTTAAACTCTCAATATTAGCACTAGTTATATCAGCATTTTCGATAACTGCCTTGTTGATTAAGACTAAATCAGCGTAGTATCGTTCCATTTGCTTTGTTATCGGACCGCTAGCAATATTACTGTTTTCTGTGTCAGATTGTCCGATAGATGTAACTGTGTCCATTAAGCCGCCATCACATTCGTGTGTTATCTGCATTATAGGCACTTTGTAATCAACGCCGCCCTTATTAACAGTTATAATGTCGCCTACTTCAAGCCGCCAGTCACCGACAAACTTAACTGTAAGCGGTCTAAACTGAAAGCCGCCTATCTTTTTATAAATCTCATTTAAGTTAGCTTGTGTCATAAATGGATTAGCAAAGCTAAGTCCAGTTGTACCACTGCCGCTAGTGATTGTGCTAGTTTCCTTATCACCAGACTTTGTATTGTTACAAGTCAGCTTTCTTATCGTAAAATCTTTGCTAGTGGTAAAAGTAACCCCTTGCTGATAGTATTGATGTCCGTCAAGCACATAATCGCTATCTTTGTACCACTTTATTTCAAGGTTTCCGTCAGAATTAATAGCCGCATTTCCACCTTGTAGCATAGCCATATAACCTATCATTTCACGCATTGTATAGCCTTGCGGCTTATCTGTAATTGTATGTGTGCTTGTTATACTAGTCGCTAACTGTATGCCTAACTTTGTACAGATTTCCTCTAAAATAGCCTTATCCGTACTAGGATAAGTCAAAGCTGAAAAATAACCTTTTTCAGCTTTGTACATCTTGTCATAAGCTGTGTACTTAGTGTATTCGCCGTTGCTTTCTTCTTTTGTTACAGTAAATATGCCTATCTGTACATACTCAATTCCACCATCGCCCTTAACGCCCTCAAAAATGGCAATCTCCTTATTTTCAAGGCTTATTGCTGGCATATAAATAGAAAAGGTAACACTACTACTGCAAGTGTTACCTATGGAAATGCTATTGTTCGGATTGATTATGTTGCTGTACTTAAACTCATTAAGTGTCTGATTGTATTCTTTTCCGTCAACTAAATATTTGCTGTAATATCTCGCATACAGCAAATTGAAATCCGCACCCCAATTAATATTTTTCATTTATTGGATTGCTCCTTTCTGAATGATTAATCGTTAATCATAAAGCCAAGTGCGATAATGTTAGCTGGCTCAATGGCTTCACAACTATCAAATGCACTTATATCAACTTTCGTGTATTCAGATACTTCTATCTCCTGTTCTCCTAGTTCTTCAAGTTCTGATTTTATCTTATCGTTGTCACCCTTATTTTCCTTGTGTATCTTTTGTATCGTTTCTACTACCGCTTTAAAATGTGGCTCTAATGCCTTAATATTAGACATAATGGCAACTGCTAATCTGCCACCCATTTTAAGCTGTGCTACACTTGCAAGTGCTTCATAATGTGCTAAAACTTCATTTCCTGTTATTTTCATAGTTAATCTCCTTATTTCTGAATTAAACTTAATTTTGCTCCGACTATTAATCCATCCTCATTCTTTGCTCTTGTGAGATACGGATATGTCACATCTCCTGTGTATATTGTCATTTCCTTTTGTGTACCGCCTAAGAATAGGACTTGTGCTGTCGGGAATGGGTTATTTTCATCACTAATCACATTATCAAGTAACAATGCCTGTTCGCCTGTAAGTGGCGGTAATTGCAGTTCTACTTTGTCTTTAATAGCCACGATTGTGCCTACCATTTCTCCATAATCGTTTCTTCCTGTGTTCTTAGACCATATCTTATTTCTGCTGTATGTGTAGCCGTTATATGCTACTGGGAATGTTACTCCCTCGATAATTACAGCGCTTATCATTCAATCACCTCTTTTCTATATATTTACTTCAATAAGCCCAGACAGACTTAACCATATGGAAGACGGAATTAAGAATAATAACGATATGATAAGCAAGCTAAACAGCAATTCTTATAATTTATTTAAAGTAATCAAGGTTAGTTACGATAATGCAGTAATTGAAGCTAACAAGCCGTTCCTAATAGAAAAGGAATTCACGCTACCTACCGGCTATAAAGCAATAGGTATATGTGGGCAACACTTAGGAAGAAATGCTGGTATTACTTACACAATGGTTGGTATATCAGATGGACATATATGCCAAGTTGGTGGGTGGGCAGGTAGTAACACATACTTTAATGGCTATGTGGAAATTTTATTGTGTACAGCTTTATAATTTATTTTTTTCTGATTACCCTAAAGTTTAATAATTAAAAATTGGTAAATAGTTAATTCAGATAAGTACGCAACTGTCTTGTACATATTCAATCGCATTTGTTGAACTTGGTGCATATGCACTTAGAGTTCCATTTATATATGCAAATTTTATTATTTTTCCACTAGTATTAGCGGCTAAGTGTCCATAACCTTTGTAATTTATATTGCTTATTTCACCAATTGTGGTCCATTCTTTTGGAAATGCTTGAGTTAATCTGCCGCTGGAATGCAGGTAACATATGCCCAATTTGTGGTATATGATTAATTCAAGACCTAGGTAATTAAATATTCCCTCAATGTCACTATTAGCTATATTGCTGTTTAGTTCACTTATCATATCATTATTACTCTTAATTCCATCTTCCATATGGTTAAGTCTATCTGGACTTAATGGAGTGCCGCCGCTAGTGCCAGCTTTCCACGCTTGCTTTATGTATTGTATAAAATTCATAGTAAAACCTCACTTTCCAAGCACACAAAAAGGACACCTCACAATTAAGCGAAATGTCCTTGTCATTTTGCTATTTATTTGTTATTATTGACGTGAGCAACTTATATGTACTCATATGTGCTAATCAGAACAGGTCTACCCAACTTGTTCTGATTTTTTTATTCTAGTAGAGCCAAGATTGCGGCGCTACTGATTTAATGTCTTTCTCCACAAGTGGAGAAAAGCGTTGCAACAACTATACAAATACTTCCCCCAGCTTTATGGGGAATATTTTGCAACTTCCTGCAAAAACTTTCCCGACTTCTTGGGAATTTTTTCGTACCCACTTGTGGGTACGCTATGCTGCTATCAGTTTCCTTGCTGGGTTAGTTATAAACTCTTTTATCTCGTTATATCCCCAACCGCAATTAACAAGTCCACTGATAATCATTTCTATTGATTGTACCTTTTCAAGTTCTTCTGCTGTGAAATAATCACGCAAATTAGCCTTTTTATCAATCCCACATTCTTCTCTTAACTGTTTTGCTGTCTTTCCGAATACAGTCCTATATACAATGTCAGTATAAGTCGAATATGCGTGTCCGTGCATTCTCTCATTTTCGCTTGACTGCTGAATAGCTTTAGTAAGTGACTGCCTAACTGCTATGCCTTTTTCTCTCTCTATCAGCTTGCCTTTGAGAAGTTCTTCCATTTGATTAAATTGGTTAATATAGGCTTCTTTAAATTTCATAGCTTTCTCGCCAGTATAACCCATAGCAAGAATGGTAAAACCATCTCTTGTCATATATACCATTGGATATGTTTTTTTATTGTTCTCAACGGAATATTTAGAAAACGCAAAATTGCGTTCTCTAAACTCTGGACTACATTCAAGATTTTCTATATCCCTAAGTACATCCGAATGTCTTTTCCCAAAAGTTTCTGCTACATCAAGGCTTGTTACAACTGTTACTTCTTTGCCTTTGCTTATTTTCCTTGTTTCTACTAGCATAGATACCTCCAAAATATTTTTATTTTATATTTCATTGGTATGTTAAAAGCGCACACAAAAGACTATTCTTGAAAATTTATCTTTCGTATGCGCTGTGTCTCGTTCGTTCTATTAATTTTAGCATATACCAAGATAATATATTTTATGAATATTGTCAACTGGTGTCTTTTTATGCTCCCCTCTTTTTTATAAAACAACTTATTTACTTAAATCATCTTTCGACATATTAACAGCAAAACGATATATTTGATGTAATATCCAAATATCCTTGATGTTTTCTAGCACTTCATTTATTTCATCTTTTAATTGTTCTTTCATTTGTTTTTCCTCCGAAAATAATCTTGAATTTTCCGAAAGAAACTGATATGATAGATTTATCAATTCCTTTCGGATTGGTGTTTTTAAAGTGTTGTGTTCGTTGGTAGCGGTGCAACACTTTATTTTTTTTGCCCTTTTACTTTTTCAATGCCTTTTTTAATCAAATCAAGTATTGTATATCCGCTTTTATCAGAAAAATTCATTATTTCTTCCTTTTCCTCTTTGGTGACACGAATATATATTCTTTCATTTTTAGGATTGTCGAGTTTAGGTCTACCTTTTTTATTGGACATATACTCACCTCTTTTCTGTCCGCACATTTAATATAAACCGTACGCACAAAAAAGTCAAGCACTTTTTCAATAAAAAATGGAACGCACCGAAAGATACGCTCCATTAAAGGGATTATTTTTCTATAAAACGTGGTATAAAGCTAATACTGTTATAACTGCCAGCTCCATTGTTTTTGCAATTAACAATCAAGCCATATGCAGTTATTTTATCGCCAGCTTTATAGTTTCCGCTTTTTAAATTAAAATCTTTTGAAAAATATATGTATATTTTTTCTTTGCCGTATTCGCTTTTATTCTTAACGACACCTGTAAAAAACCCTGCCTGCAAGTTGTAAGCATTAACAACTTTGCTTATGCTCTCATCTTCCATATCCTTTGAGGATAACGTATAGCGATTAGTAAGCATTATATCTATTTTTACATATTTGTCAGTCAAATCCTCGTCTGTAAACATAATGTGGTTGTAATCCATTTGTTCACATATAAATTTATATTTATCTTCATCAAGATAAGACATGCCATTGTCAAGCATATCTTTAGTAGCAACTTCTGTTGATTGTGTTTTAGCTTGTGTGTTTGCTACGATATTATTATTATTATTTTCAGTTATATTATTAATAATAAATAATGCTGTAACAAATACTATTCCTGCTAATACTGCAATCGCTATCTCCTGCGGCTTCTTTTTGTTATCTTTTTTATCCATTGTAATACACCCCTTTGCTTTTATAGTGCTTAAAGTGTATCACAATGAATTAGATTATTCAATTAAATGTTAAACGCTGGCTGTCCTGTCATAGCTGTATACTGATTGGCATATCTCTGTGTTGTTCTAAACACTTCCTGTCCGTCAATCTGTACAACAATGCTTCCATTTTGTTGTCCTACATTTGCATTAGCAAATGCTTCTGACATTCCCTCAATAACAGCTTGCTTAATACCTTGCGTTATCTGGTCGTTGTTTGCAACTGCCGTCTTGCCATTGCTGAATTTACCAACCATTTCATTATGGTTAGCAAAGAAAAGTCCGTCCTCTGGGAAACCACCTGTCGCATATGCTCTAGGTATTCTTATCTGAAATGCACTTCTTGATACATTTCCCTCACTATCAAGTATTTCACCGCTAAAATTGCTTTCAAATGAGTTACTTAAAGCTCTGCGAATTCGCCAAGAATTATTATCAATGGTATCTGCCAATGAGTTCATAAGTTCTGTACCGGTATCATAGCCTATATCGCCTGCATTAACTCTATCCATAATAGCATTAAATGCGCTTCTGGCTCTATATGGTATATCACTAATATTATTAGCAAAATTATTTGTTAATGACGAACCTGCATTAGCACCGACACTTCCCATTCGTGAGAATACATTTTCTGTATTTGAGCCTATACTGTTAATTTTATCAATAACCGCATTTTTAGCTTCTTCATAGGCATTTGATACTTTCTGCTTCGTCTCCTCTGATGTTCCAACTGCTGTATCTTTTAACTCACCCCAGCAAAACTCCATATCGTCACTAGCACGTTGCCAATTATCTTTAGCTTCATTAACTTTATTTTCATTGTCTTGTACAGCTTTTTCAAGTTCTCTTACTTGATATTCAAGGTCAACTGCCGCACCAACGCCAGTGGTATCTAATTCTTCCGCAACACCTTGCGTACCTTGTAATGCCCTTGTCATTTCATCTTGCTTATCTTTAAGTCTTTGTTTGCTATCTGCAAGGGTATCTTCCATTTCTTTAAGATTTTTCTTAGCTTTATATTCATCTTTTACAAGCTGAATATAATCTTCCCTTAAAGCTTCAAGCCTGTATTCCTCTTTCTTTTTATCCATAAGTTTTTCAATTTCTTCTTTTTGTCCTGTATAATACCCTGTTTGTGTATCTATAACTCCGCTTAATTCTGGAACTTTTTCAACAAGTTCCTGTGCCATATCCTTAAGCAATTCTTGCTGTTCCGCGGTTAAGTTTGTTTGCTCCGCCAATTCAAAATATTTTGTCTTAAGAGCATCTATGTCATCGTAGGTTGATGTATTCTTCCACCCTTTTTCAATAGCATCTAAAGAGCTTGATATTTCTTTTGTTGTTTTATCGACTTCATCACGAACATTTGCGTATTCATCACAATATTTCGTAACTGCTGTTGACGTTAAATCCATATTGCTATTGATAGACATTATTCCTGCCACCAATGCTGTTATTCCAGCCATAGCCAACCCTGCCGGTCCGAAAGCTGTATATAACCCTGCCGCACCTATAGCCGCACCGCCTGCTATTTTGGCTATTGAAGCTATAAGGTTGTCACTTCCTTGCTTTATATCATCAAAGCCGCTTTTTATTAATTTAAACTCCGCAAAAGCCGAAATACCGCCAAGTAATGCTTTTTGGAATAGTGTCATATTGTTTCTAACACTTGTTATTCCACTGTCAAGTGTAGTAAATAATCCTTTATCCTTAACAGTTTTTCCAAAATCCCGAAAAGCTGTAGTTGCTTTTGCGATTTTAGGATGTAGAAATGTCAGTGCGGATGCCGCCGCAGTATTTCCATTCTTAGCCGCAATCATAGCCTTGGCTGTATCTTCTGCGGTAATGCTTAAAGTGTTAAGTGTTTTATAGCCTTTAGTTATGCTTGTAACTACGCTTGAACCGCCTATAGCTTTCATAAGCTTAGGTATAGCAATAAGAGAAATTAATGCTGTTTCAATCGGTGCACTTGTTAGCATACCAAAATACAATTCAATAGCACCTTTTAAACCTTGAACGATTACTCTTCCTGCCGCCTTAAATACCTTAGTCCACTCAATGCCTGCAAGATAGTCTCCCATTTTCTGGCCAATTACAAACCAAGGTACTCTATCTATTGCATCTGCAAACCAATTAAATATCCCTGCGACAAGTTCAGAAGTATCTTTGCCTGCCATTTTAAAGTCGCCAATCGCAAAATCTTGGAAAATCTTTTTAACAGGCTCAAGTGCCTTATCAATCTTATCAGCCCACGCAATAGCCGAATTTTCCATATTGGCAAATGCTTTATTCCAAGCCGCTTCATAATCAGCCGCCGCCTTAGCAATATCATCTGTTAAGTCAATACTGCTACCGCTGCCACCGCTTGAACCCTTGCTTGAGCTTGTATCGTCCTGTAATTTATTTATTTCATCAAATCCCATAAGGGATAGCGTAGCTTTCTTTGCTGAATCCGCTACATCTTGGTATCCGTTTGAAATATCTTCCAATCCGTCAGAAGTATCTTTGTATCCGCTTTGTCCGAAGCTTTCAAAGTCAATCTTGACACCCATAAGGCTTGCAAGGTTCACCAGAAGTCGCTTAATTACAATAGTAACGCCGTTTACAACTGGCATAACCTTTGAAAGAATTGGGATAAACAGCTGTCCTGCTACCATTCCGACTTCTTTCATATTGTTGCTGAACTGGCGTAACATATTACTTGGACTGTTAATCGTATTGGCTAAATCGCCCCAAGATACTTTACTTTGGTCTAATATTGCTAACACTCTTAACTGCTGTTTTTCCATCTGTGTCATTTCTGATACAGACTTTGATATCCCTAAGTTGTAAGCATATGTTGCCAATGTAGCATTAGTAATATCAATACCATACTTATATAATGCCCTTGATTGACCGATTAAGCCGCTCTGTAAGTTCTGTGCTACTGTTGAATAGTCCACATTAAAAAGTGAGCTTATATCGCCCGCAAGCATTGTCATTGACTTTGTTATTGCTGTTGTTGCTTCACCCGTCTGTCCTAGTGAGTTAGTGACAGAGGCTAACTGTGAAGCGTACTGTGTTATCTCTTGTATGTTAAGTCCTAGGTTTTTTGCTCCGCTTTCTTCAAGCAAGCCGCCTTGAACATTGACTTTTAATCCAGATAACTTTCCAAGAGTATCATTTACTCTGTTTTGAAAACTTTCTGCGTATGCCGTAGCATTATCATATCCGTACTTTTCATAATCCTTATCCCATTCTGAACCGATTTTACCAAATGCAACTGCTTGATAGTTAAACGCTTCAATGTAATCTGTTGTTGATTTAATAGCTTCTACAAGTTTCTTACTGCCACGAATTACCATAAAATAAGTTGCATAAAACTTACCTATTGCGCTTGCCAAGCTCCAACTGCTTTTAGTTGCTGTTCTAGCACTTGTAGAAACGCCATACAGCGACTTTTGAAGTGAGTTTGAAGAAGTACCCACCTTGCTACCTTGACTAGCAAGATTAGCCAATGCGTTAGTCATTTGAATAACATTCTGACTTACTGTTGGCGCTCTTGATAGCGTTGTCATTAAGCCATTTAGAGCATTGCCTAGCTTTGGAATGTTTACAACGGCGTTTTCTATACTCTTACTGCCTAGCTTACCAAGTGACTTTGCAAATTCTGTGACTTGCGTTGCATTTTGCGGAATAGCTGATATGCTTGCAACTGCCTTTGTGACAGCTTGAAGTGATGTAGCTGTGTTAGTTAGTGCAACTGAATCAACAGAACCTATCTTTGTGATATTCTTAGCAAGTCTTGTAAAATCTGCTGTTCCTGCGTTCATATTCTGCATAGCAGAACCTAACTGACTAACGCCACTCGCAAGACCGCTTAGTAATGAACCATTCACAGTTGCAAGTGATGTTGACAGCCTTGTAAGATGTTCTATTAGTGTATCAACAGAATCAATAGCTTTCTTGGCAGTACCGGTAATTTTGACTTCTAAACTGTCTAATTCCACGCTTATACCTCCGGCTTATTAGGGTGTGTTAAATCCCAGTTTGCTTTGCGTATTTTCATATTCAAGACAAACTCTTCTCTCTTTCTTTGTATTTCATCTTCACTGTTCTCTTTTTTGTTAATATCTCTATAAATAGGCTTATCTGGGTATTCAAGCTCACCTTTACCCCAAGCACCACTTCTAACACCTATCTTGATTGCCGGGAGTATGTAACTACCTATTGCAAGCCATATATCTGAATCCATTCGTTGTCTTTCAAGTTTCTTGCCCTCTACAACCGCCCATAGCTTTTTAGGTGTCATTTTAAGGAAGTCTGAATAACTAACGCCTAGTGAACTGGCTAAAACAAAGTATTCTTCCCAAATTATTTTGTGGAAGTCTGCTTTTTCTTGTGGTCCTGTGGAACTACTGTCGGCTTCTTCTGTTCCTGTGTTGCTTCTTCCACATTGTTCGCCATCTCCTCTAGCATCGCTGTTATTCCCGACAGCTCGAAAAAACCATCATCTTCCATCGCTTTCTTGATTTCTTCGAATAATGCTCTGTATCCGTAACTCTTATCTGTCTTTCTCTTCTCTGTAATATATGCTCTAGTAAGTTCCTTTGCTTCATCCATTGTGACTGGGTTATTATCAGTACAGCCTGCATAGATAGCCAATATGCAAATCTCCGGTATATCCGCTGTCATATTTGCCAATCCATCAAAAGAAGCCTGTGCGACGCTTTTATCTGTCTGTGCAAGTAAGTAAGAACCATTAACAACAGAAAACATTTTCTGCACTATCTCTTTACACTCTGCCGCACCAAAAGAGAACTCAACTTTGCATTCTTTTCCGTTTACATTAATATTCATCATAATTTTTACCCTTTCCCACCCTATCACCATATAGGGAAAGGTGCGGATTTTACACCGCACCTACCTTTTAAAATAATTATTCTGTTACATCATCAAGATATGATGTGTAGTCGGCTGTTTTGGCGTTTTCTACGCTATCCGACACAGCCTTTTTAGATTTAGTCGAATAGCTCATCATTCCCCCGATGTTGGAACAACTGCTGTATCTGTTCCTATCATATCCTCAATAATAAGGTTGATAGCCATTGTAAGGAGTCCGTTCTGCTCTTTACTTGTAATTGGTAACTTTGATGGTGGCTGTGCCACAAAGAACTCTGCATCTGTAATACCTGGTGTGATTTCCTGAAACCACATTCTCTTGCCACCAGTCAATTCATTGTAAGCTGTGATAACGTCTTTCCATTCCTTAATTGTTGCGTCTGTCTTGTTGACTGTAACTGCAACTGTATCTGTAACTGTATCTCTGCCTGCAATGTTTCTTGTCTGCTTATCCTCAAGTGCCGAAGCATCTATTGCTTCCGGTGTTACTGTAATTTCGTCAATAGAGTTAATTCTTGTAAGCAACTTAAATGATGTTGGCTTTGTGCCTGCTGTTGTTTCAACTCCATAAGAGAAAGTAACGCCCAGTGTACTTAATCCTGCTACTGCATCTGCCATTGTCTACCTCCTAAAAAATTGCAAAAAAATAAGAGCATTTCTGCTCTTTGTTACATTAATCTGTCATTTGCCGCTATCATTCGTCTGAATCTAGCGGTACTCTTGTGTACTTTATTGCTGATTGAAAATTCTGGCATTGATGTGCCTTGAAATCTCATTGTCTTAAATGTATCTGTAATTGTCGCCATAACTTTGTGGCAATCAGCTTTGCTTGTGTTAGTAGTAACATCTACTTGGAATGTTGCTAGCAATGCGTTTATTGTTTGTCCGTCAAGCGTTTGTCCTTGTTCTACTGCTGGCAACAGATGTATGTATACTGTTGGAAATACTGCTTGACCGCTGTTTTCTCCCTCATTTGTTATAACTATTTTGGGGTATGTTTTCTTTAATTGTGTTAGGGTTTTAGCCTTGACAAGTGCTGTGACTGTGTTTTCAAGGTCTATCGCCCAATCATTAGCGTTTGCCATTAACTAAACACCTCTTTCGCTATCCGCTTATACTGATTAACAATTTCCATTGTGGCGTTATACATAGGCATTGTAGCTTTAACGCCGTGTGTGTAGTGCCATTGATTATCATTACCTAAGTAGTGCCAACCGTCGCTGAATGCGTGGATTTGTCCTGGATATGTTCCTACGCCCAAACCAAAATCATTAGCCTTTGGGTTCTCGTTGCCGCTGTTGTAATAAATACCAGCGCCAAATTCAATCGCTAATAGTGTGTAAAATGGCTCTCTATCTTCTACTTCAACAGTTTTACCGGTAGCAATCAAAATGGCTTGGTATCCGTCTTGAATAGGCTTTTTGTCAACTCTCAATGTTACTGTCCTACCTAATGGACTTTCATTAACGCTCATAATTGCCGCTTTGTCGCCTAATTCTGCTAGTCGTTCAACAAGCAATTCACATTTATACTGTAAACTCTGCTTATACTGTTGTAGCTGTCTGATAGCTTCATTTACGGACTTTTCAGACAAGGATATATTAATTGTATGTCTTGCCATAATGCACCTACTTTACAACCGCTTTAAGCATATATTTAGTTGAGCACAATGCTGGTTTCGTACCTACAATCGTGAAGTCCGCTGATGTTTCATCAACGAGGCTATCATCTGTGTATGTAGGCTTGCTATCAAGCCAGATAAGGTCGCCTTTTTTTAAAGGGAACTCATTCCTATCTGTCAGTAAAATAGCGTCAAAATCAGCGGTATCAAAGCCGTATTCCTTGCTCTGTGCTTCTCCACCGCTGAATGATATGTTAGCTTTAAAATCGACTGGCTCTGAAAAGCCTGTTTTCTCTTCAAGGACTTTAGGTATCTTATTTCCCTCATCATCAAGATAAGGAATGAAGTTGCCCTCTGTGTCGGTATATCCCTCATAAAGAATATTGCCGTCATCGTCTCTTTCGTAAATAGTTACTGTCTGTCCTTGAAGCGAATACTTCATAGCCTGCTTATTAATATCAAGCATTGTTCTTTACCTGCTTATAAATCTGATTTACGCCAGTACTTGACAATCCAGACACGATGCCTACGGCTATTGCATTAAGAATGTCATTAGCTGGATAATCTGGGATTACATACATACCGATAATGCCTAAGATAGCACCTGCAACGCCTACGATTATAGGAATATAATTGTCCTTAACCTGCGGTATCTGCTTAGCCGCATAACCAATCAAATAAGTGATAACAACGATTGCAACCACTGTTGATACTGATGTTATATCCATTAGTCTTTACCTCCATTCTTCAAGTGAATTTCCTGTATTTCGTTATACATTTTGGTTACCATACCATTACCGCCCAATGCGTGATATGCGTTATACATTTCAACAAAATTGTCATAAGCATAGGATGGTATTTCACCAAGTTTCATATACTTATCGTGGTATTCGATAAGCTGTACACGCAAAAGTAGCATTGTACCTTTGCTATTGGCGTCTTTGTCCTTTTTTTGCTGTTTAAGGAGCCAGACAATATAACCTAATACGATAGGTAATATTATTGTATATGTCTGTAATAAAAATTCTTTCATTTTATATCTCCTGTAATTATTAATAGGCACACAGCCCACCACCCTTAATGTGTGCCGCCTGCTAACATATTGCCGACATCAGCAAAATGCTAACGCACAATCTTCTATAACACTTTAGCGAATGGAAATACCCCAACAAATAAGCTATCTCTATCTCTCCAAGTTCTGTTTACACCATTTTCGCCATAGCTTGACATAAATGCTTCGCCTGCCTGTGAATGGTCATAGACCGCAAGATTAACAATAACACTTTCAAATTTCTTCAAATCTTCGGTTATCATTTCATCTGTGTAGCTGTCGGGGTAGTTTCTTCTTGCCTTTACATCTTCTGTAGCTTGCTTAATGAGCTGTTCGATTACTGGATTATCTTCTTTGTTATCGAACACTACCACATCAGATGTCGTATTATCATCATTTGTGACTGTATCAATATGAAATTGTTTAAGTCTGATTTTGACTTGCTCTAATGTGGTGTATTCCATAATTTCAGCTCCTATAATCCTAATTTCTCAATTAACAGTTCTTTAAGTTCTGCTCCTGTAAGCTCCATTGCGTTCTCAATACCTTGTTCTAAGGCAAGTGTCTGCAAGTCCGCTGTTGGCATACGCTTAATAGCTGTCTTTGTGTAATCGCTTGTAGGTTGAGCAGGGAACTTGTCCTGCTCTTCCTCATATTTAAGCTCATCTCCATAAACAGCTTCCTGTCTTACATTATCTGCTGTTACTTCTTCGCTCTGCTTTGCGGCGTTGATTTTATGTCGTCTTAATAACATATAAACACCTCTTACTTTCCGAACTTAGCAAGAACAACCTTTGAATCGTTGCTTAAGACTGCTGTATAGTGTTCATCGCCAGAGATAACAGTTGTCTTTGCAAGAATATCTCTGTCCGATTCAATCTCAACGCTTCTCTTCATATAGATTGTAAGTGCGTTCTCTTCCTCTGATACGCCATCTGCACCTGTGTCCTCGTTAGGGTCTTCTGCTGATACAATAACAATAGGACAAGCGTAGAACTCTGTTGTAACAGCCTTTAACTTGCTACCTACCTTGATTTCCTTGTCCTTTGGCTTAAGCGTATGTGCAAGTGCTGTGTCAAGATGAACATTCGTTGCATCCTCGCTTGTTGTATCAGCTACAACATTGATTGTTCCTGTTGAATCATCAAGTTCATACTTAACCAGCTTAACTTTCTTAGACTTAACAACCTGCGCTCCTGCAATAGAACCGATAGTACCATTCATAATTACATTAAGCGGGTACTTGTCATTGCTCTTGAAATCATCGTCATTAAGCAATGTGGCTTCCTGTGCCGGATTGATGAATAATATCTTTGTAAGTGATGAATCTGATTCATCATCAAATTTGCTATTAGCTGCTACAACTGCTGAATAGCTGATAGGTGCTGCTGTTCCATCGTAATCAATAGGTGCTGTGCAAAGTGCGTCATAGCTGTCATTATCAACCTTTGCAGCGATTGACATAGCAATCTGGTTGATAGCTGTACCAAGTGGGTCGCCATAACCAGATAATACTGATTCATCTGTAAGCTCTACAGCCTTACCTGCTTTCTTAACCTTTGCTTCTGTTGTAGATGTTGTAAGTACTGTTGTACCCATAGCAACACCTTCTGCTACATCTTCTGCGTCACCAATATAAGCAAACTTTGGTACAATGATTGTGCTTCCTGGTCTGCCTACAAGTGTTGTATCAACTCTTGCGATAGGTGAGAACTTAATCTTCTTTGGCAACTTAGCTGATACCATATCAGCCATTACTTGTGGGTCTACTAAATTTGCTAACTTAGTCTGTGGCATAGTTTGTTTACCTCCGTTTTCTACTCTGTGAACTTCTTATAAAGTTCTGGATTCTTATTTTTGAACTCCACTCTTTCGTGGTAATTCATCTTGTTGAACTGTTCCTGTGTTATCGTGCTTTCTTCTCCACCGCCTGCATTAATAGCCGGTCTCGATTTAAGCCACTCTGCCTTAGCTTCTTTAACCTGTCTTTGTACTTCATTAGCAATTACAGTTGCTATAAGGCTATGGTCTGCATCTGTAACCGCCTCAATCAAAGAATCAATATCCTTTCCATCACCTATAACTTTCTGATAAGCATTGACAGCTTTCATATGATTAAGTTCTTTGCTCATGTTCTCGAACTTTTCGGCCTGCAACTTTTCAGCTTCCGCCTTTGCTTCCGCTTCCTGTTCTTCTGCTGTCTGCTTCGAGCGAAGTTCTTTCTTGTACTTAGCTGCTTCTGAACTGGCTTTATCAGAAGCATTCTTATACTTCTCTTTTTCAGCTCTTTCACTAGCAAGCTGTGCCATAAGTTCTTCTACGCTAGGTGTCTGTTCTTCATTCTGTGGCTCATTGTTAGTTGTTGGTTCTGTTGTTGTGTTAGTTACATCTGCCATAATTTCTTTACCTCTGCTTTCTGCGTTTTTTGTTGTTCTCTCAACTTCTTGCGATATTTGTATTGCCCTTTCTCTAGGGCATATAAAAAGCCACAAGGCATTTCTGCCCTGTGGCTCAATATCAATTTATTTATCTGTTCTGCTCTTATCTATAACCGGACTATTTTCTGTCTGGTCTGATAAGTCTTGCATTGTGCGATCTTTATTAGGTGGCTGTTCTCCATCCCCACCCTCTGCTTGGTTCTGTGTATCTTTGTTAATTATGCTGTCTTGATATGCCTTAACCATTTCTCCGCTTCTCGCTACAACATCGTTAGGGTCATCAAAGAATGGAATTGCATCAACTGTATCTTTAAGACTAAATCCGTGGCTTATCAATGTCGCCATAGCGTTAACCTTAGTTGACATTTCATAAGTTTTTTGCCGCTTAATGTTAGGTTTTACATCTCTTGCCCTTAATTTAAGTAATGGGTTGCTGCTGTTAACATTGTTTGACAACTTAATAGCCGCAAGAACAACTTTTATCTCTTCCATTTTGCAGCCATCTGTAATTAATTGCTGTTTTGCCGCCGCTGTTTCAGCCTGTGACCAGCCTGTTGCATCTGACATTGCAACTCCTGTACTGCCGCCGCTATTATCATTTCGCTGTGGCACATTACATTTCTGCAAGATTGTCTGTCGCCTTGATTGGATATTGTTAAGCATACCTGTGTAATCGTAATTAATTGCAAGTGGCTCAACTATTGGAGTTTTGCCATCTGCTGATGTATAGGTCTGCATCCATTCTCCAGATTTTGGCTTTCTTACTTTTTCAGTGATATGTGGTGTTCCATCTTTATCAACTGTCGTTTCCTGTTCAACCGGGAAATCAACATCATTTGTGTGCCATACTGCTTGTGTATTCTGTTCAACATCATTTGTAAAATCTGAAATGAGTAGGTTTAAGTTATCCATTTCAGATATTTGCCGTTCAAAACAGCCCATTCTATCAAATGACCTTGTGTATTCAATGATAGGAATTTTATGCAGTGGATTTTCTTCTCCGCTTCTCTCTAAAAATCCCCATTTTGTTTTTCCTTTTTCTGGTCCGTTAGTAATTTTTATCCCATCCGTAACTTCATAACGAATATCTTTTGTAAAACAGGTGTAATATCTTGTACCGCTATGTTTGTCTTTAATATAAGTGCCTGCAAGAATAACCCTCTTGTCACTATAAGCTGTTGACCTTATGACAAATGTTGTTCTTGGGTCTAATACATCATATGTAAAATAGCTTTCTCCATCCTCATATTCTGTGTTTACATCAATGAGGACATATCCAACGCCACCAATTTCAACATATCTTGCAAGTTCCTGTTGCTTCTGCCTTGCATTCTGTGATTCGTAGCAACTGTTTAATTCTGCTATAGCTTTTGTAAGGTTAGAATCCTCATTGTCGCCATTTTGAACTAACGTTATAGGATTTCCCCACTTAAAACCTAAATTGAACTCCGTGACTTCATTAGCCACATTATCGCAACACTCACAGTCAATGTCTGGTCTGTAAGTCTTTGGATTCTTCCTAACTATCGGCTGTATTCCTGTGTCATAATCAAGAAGAAACTGTATTCTGTTGGAATTAATATCATGTTCCAAAATTGCTTCACGCAAAATCGGTATTATATTGTCAGGTGTTATTTCTTTTGCACCTGTATAAATAGCAATTCTTCCTGTCTGCATTATCTACACCTCTAATAAAATGTCATGCCGCTTGAACTTCTGCTTTGTGGTATTTCCTTAATCTGAAAATTATCATCATCGTTAGGTACATACCATATCCATTTGTGGCAATGCTTGCACGCTAATTTATGTGTTCGTGGGTCTTTGCTGTCTGCCTTAGTCAAAAACTTATGGCAGTTCGGACACATAATTGACTTGTCTTTGTTTGTATAAAAAATCATATTATTACCTCGTTACATAGTAAAAGCACCGCCATAATTAAATGACGATGCTTTTCGATAAGGATTATACATGTTTATGAAATTTGCTTTGCTCATTGTAATAATACATAATTTTTTCGTCACAATCGTAACATCTTTTAATTTTTTTCAATAAATCTTTGAAAAGCCATTTTTACGCTACTTTCTGTGTTGCCACCTATGATATGTGCTATCTGAATCCAAGTCTTATTTTCTAAAAATCTAAGATTGATTATTCTTCTCATTCTACTATCGTCAACACTTGCAATAAATTCTTCAATCTCATTGGTTTTTTCTAATAAATCATCTTCAAGCAACTGTAATGTGGCTTTTCTGGCATAAAGGAGCGTTTTCTTTCTGCTGTACTCTGGAAAAGGTATGCCCTCAATCTTAAAATGCTGTTTACCACCATCGCCGCCGCTAACAGAATCTATAACCATTTCTCCGGCTTCAATTTTGCTTATATCTTTTTCAAGTCGCTCTATCTTTAGTCTTACTTCTTTTACTTCTTCCTGTAAGTCTGAATACTGTGATAAAACTTCCTTTGTTACCATAAATTCCCTCCTCTTATATCGGACTTGACATAATTACTGTCTTTTTTACTCTATTTCCTCTTTTCATTCTTAATGCAAAATTTGAAAAAACATCCGGTACATCATCGTGCAAATTTTTACCAGATACTGAATATTTCAACAACCAACTCATCATCTCTGCATAATCGCTCTTGGGTTCATATAGGCTTCTATCTTTAAACACAATATGTTGCAATACCCAACTAGAACATTGAAATATTCTTGCTTCTTTGTTTGTTTCAGTTGCAGTGTCTGATATATTGCATAACCAGCCTTTTTCTTCTACTCGTTTTCTGACTTCATTTGCAACTCTATCTCCGCCTTGATTGGCTTCAAAATCGCAATCTTGCATTTCATTATCGACAATTAAATTTGCTGAATTTTCATATTGTTTTTCGTAATCTGCCGAATTGTTGCATATAGTATCAGTGCAGTAATACGTTCCCTCATATCCTTCAAATTCAACCAGGCAAGGAAACACATAAAAATCAGTACCAGAGGATTTCGTGTCACATTGTCCAGTAATTCTTTTAATTCGTGTTTTAGGAAGTTCTTTGTATCTCATTATTTTGTTTTCTGGATAAAGCAATCCCTCACGTTCTATTGGGTCTTGCTTATAAAGACATCTATAAGATATATCATCCATTGTCAGCGCTTGATCATTAAAAAATTCCACTGACATTCCATTATATTCATAGTCAAAATTACTTTTCCCTGTTTTAGGGTCAATATCTGGAATCGAAATAATTTTTAGTTTTGGGTCGTTTCCATAAAGCTCAATAATATGTCCAATAATGTCTTTTGTACTCCATCTGGTCATTATAATTATTTCTTTTACTTGTTCGTTTAGCTTTCTTTGCTTTAAATCGACTCCATAAATTCTCCATATTTTTTCAAGAATTATTGGATTAAGTGCTTCTTCAATAGAACCTATAAGGTCATCACAATATAAATAACGGTTAGTTCTGACCTTACCTGCGTTCTTAGCTCCTATTGATGAACATTGAATACTTGAAAATGCTTTGTATTTACCGAAATTAGCTTCTTGTGCCTGTGCATTTGTGCTTTGTAATGGTAAATTAGGAAAAATAACATTCCATTTATATTCTTTATCATCTGTTGTTATGTCAAGCACTCCTTTATAAAACTTTCCTGTAATTTCGTTGCTGTGAGAAAAGAAAAGGCTGTAATCTTTAGGGTGCTTGCCAATTATCCAAGAGCAAAAAAATTTTTCTAGTGTAGTTTTTTGCGTTCCTGGTGGCATAGAAATACATAATCTATTATATTTGTCGTCTTCCAAATCTTGCATAGCTTGAATAAGCCCGTATTTATTAAGCTGTTTCATTTTTGGCTGATAAAATCTTTCACTCTCTTCTCTGTCTTTTTCAAGATAAAGCAAATAGCTGTGGAATAAGTGCGGAGCTTCAAGCAATAAGGTATCAAAATATCTATTAACTAAATCATTGTCTATATTGTTGTTAAATGTATATTTTTCAAGTTCAAAAATATCTATGCCTATATCACGCATACAAGCCTTTTCTATAAGTTCTTTTGTCCTAGCCGTACATTTTAACATTGTGTCAATTTCACTCTCATTCTTGGCAAGCTGGCACACGTTGTAGTAGGTTTCTATGATGTTTTCATCTATTCCATTTTGGGATATGTATTTTTCGCAATCATCTATCAGTTGATTTAATTCAGAATTCAAGAAAAGCACCTCCACTTTTCAGCAAAGGTGCTTATAGACCTCTGCCTATAACTGTTTTAGGGTAGCAACTAACTCTATTTGTTAGCCGGCAAAATTTTGTTAGAATAATACGTCACGGACAGCCGGATGTAATTTCTGCACAAGTGCATTATAATCATCAATTACATATCTTGCTGGAATCATATATGCTTTAATGCCATATCTTTCTGTTGTTTCCCTTTCAATGCAACAGCCACTCCAATCATAGTTCTCCGCAATTCCTATGAACACATCAGCCTGTGCCAGCTTCTTAAGGCTTTCACCTAAATACCATACAGCTTCTTTGCTGTCTTTAGGCGGGTTATCCTCAATGTAGCTGTCGATAAGCTCTAATTCCTCACCCTCGTATATCTCTGCTACCTTTTTCATCTTCTGAATACTTGCTTTGATTTCTTCCTCTGTTCTGCCTTTCATCGGCACGCTTGCAAATAACTGTTTCATAAGTTCCATCTCCTTTTATATGTTTTATCAGCCTTTAACTCTCTAAGGTCAGCGGCTACAATCAATTTGTAGTCGGTAATTGTTTATTTTAATTTCTTAACTTCCAGACAAGTACGTTTTCCATCCTTTTCAATTCTCCATCTGGTACTCCAATGTTCAATGTGGCAGTTTTTATCTTCATTAAGTGGAATTCTATTGACAATGGCACTTGCGATAACACTTGGTGGAATGTTTAAATCATCTACAATCAATGTTTTCATTCCTCATAAACCTCTCAAAATCTTCCATACATTCATTACATAAATCGTAAGTCATATTTAATATGCCACTCCTTGTAATTGAGTTCATACACAACAGCCCTACTTTTATCTCTTTTCCGCACCTGTCGCAAGTGTGCCATTCTTTTTGATGTTTCATAGCAATCCCCTTTTACAAAATTGGCAAACCCTCCGATTATTCTTTAAAAAGCACTTCTTTCACTAAAAAAGTAAGTTGTATCTTTTTCATTCCAGACTCATCGTCTGTAATGCCATCTACACTATATATACTATCAACTGGGTTACCATCAAAGAAAACTTTGACATATCCTTTTGAAATATCCAATAATGCTTCTTTAATCATTCTTCCACCAACTTTCTAAGCACCATACATAAACATATTTCCAAAATGGGAATCATTTAACGCTTTTTCCAATTCATCTTTGTACCTAAATGGGCTTAAAGGACTTTTTATTTCTTCCCTCAATATAGGCGACATATTGTCCATCAAAACGCCTTGTGTAGCACTTGCAAGATTTTGTGGTGGCAAATCCATTAAAGTGCATAACTCCATTCTTTTATGGTCGCATTTTTCAGATTTAGGGCAACTTTTACATTTTTCTGCTAATTTACTTAAAGCTTCCGCCATTACTATACCAACTCTCTACCACAGATAGGGCAATAATTGATGTCAAAATATCCAACTGCGCTATGTCCTTTATAAATCACAATCCCCGGAACTTCATCATCCCTGTTTCTCATAACCTGTGCTTCCGTCAAGTCTGTTTCTTTGGCACATTTATTTATTTTGATTTCTTTTCCGTAAATTATAAATGGATTGTTTTTATACGAGCAAAATTCACACATATCACACCTCAAATCTTCGTAAATATATCCAAATCATAGTTATCTCTGATATAGTCAACAACTTCCTGTAATTTGCCCTTTACAAATTCATCATTGGCAATATCTGGGTGGCAATGCATTGTGCAGCTATCTTTCTTGCCATCTGCTTTATATTTACGATAGTTAAATGTCATTGTAAACAATGGTATTCTTGTTAAATTCTTTGTCTTGTGTCTTATCCAACGATTAACAATTCTCTTAATCATCATTCTTCCCCCATAAATTATCTGGTAATTCCTCGCCGCCATAAATCTTGTTAGCATATTTCTTAAATGTCGGCACGCTGCAACCTGCTACTTTTGCCGCCTTTACCTGTGAAGCCTGCCCCGATATGTATAAGTTAATTGCTTCATAGAATTTATCTTTGTTTAGTGGATGTACACCTGCTGCCATAATAATCACTCCTTGTCTGTTTTACATCATTTTCTGTATCATAATTGCCAATATACCTGTCAGCAAACATATTATTATCGACATTCCCTCTTTAACAGCTGTTGCAATAGATATATCTTCTCTTTCAATGTATTTGATATTGTAATAAACCCATATCAGCAACATTATGCCTAATATTAATTTCATAAACATTGTTCCTTTACATCTCTATAAATCTATTTGCCAGCTTGCCAAGATATTCAGCATTGGCAAAATGTGTTATTGAGTAGTTGGTGCTTTCTCTATGTTCTCTGATGAAATGGTCGTTAATCATTCTCTGTAAAACTGTAATGCTCTTATCGTCTGTTTCGTATATAGCATCAGCGTCGAAATGTCCGTGTTCTGTATCTGTGATAGTTGATAGTACAAAACATATATTCTTTAATGTCTTATCTGTAAGTATTGGATGTACTTTGTGGAAATAGATTTCATATAACTGCATATACATCTTAAATCCGTCTTTGACACAATCACATATAGCTGAATTATCTATGCTGTCGTCGCAGATGTTATTGAACCTATTAACCATATCTTTTTCTTTAAGCAACATTTCATCTCTTGTGACAGCTCTTGCCGTCGGTTTCTCTGAAAACGATGTATGTACCTCTCCATCAATGTTAATTGATGTATTGTCCTTATTAGTAATTTCTGGATTATAATCTCTGTTTAAGTAATCTATGTTAGTATTATCTGGTATTGCTTCGCCACTAGCTTGTGTTTGATTTTCCATTGGTTCATTATTGATTACGCACTCGTGCACAATGGTTTTTTCATTTTCTGGAATTTCAATTTTATAATCGCTTAATGGATAACCATTCTTTTTAAGGTCTTTTGCAATATTTACAAGATTTACCCTATATTGTAATGTTCTATCCCACTTATATTTAGGGTTATTTCGCTTTGAGATATAACCCATATTCACCAAATCGCTGATATATCTTCTTATCTGACTTGCAGATAAACCTAACATAACCTCGTCAGCTAATTCTTCGGCGGTTTTATATATCCAACCATAGAAAAGTTCTCTTTCTTCTTCGCCATTGCTCTTTGCAATCTCATTTTCTTTTTGAATAAACTTATCTGCATCCGATACTCTTTCAGACCAATAGATAAACTGATTGAGAATGATTGCTTTTCTATAATCGTTTGTTATTGATAATAAATCTTCTCTAATTACTGCTTTTTTTATTTTTATGTCTGCCATATTTTACCTCCTACGATAGATAACCCTACGATTTATATAAAAACAGTTACCAGGAGTTCGTAGGTTACTCTTTTCGTGTTGCAATCACTAGGTAACTGATTTTACCAAATTAAATTAAAATACTTTTTTCTTCCATTCTTCTTTATTTTTAACCCCATTACTTGTTTCTTTTACAAAAGCAAACATTTTATCAAAATCTTCCGCGTTTATATAAATGCTCCCATTGAAAATATGAGTTTTCAATCCAAGTTTTGTCACAAGCTTTCTTACATCATACACATTAAAGTTACGAATATTCGTTTGACTTTTGATTATTGTTTTTATTCTAGTGTATGAATAATCACTATTTCCTGCTTTCTTGTTATATTTCGGCTTATATTTTTTGATAAATTCTGTTTCTTTATCATCCAATTCACTTTCTTTACAATTAATAATTGCTATTTTGGTGAATTTTTTATCTTTATGTGAATATGGTCTTGCTAATCCTATTTTAGATTGTCCAACATAAACAACCTCATCCTCATCCGTAAGAAAATAGATTATAGGGCTTTGAATATTAGGAAGTATTCTTGAATTTTCATTTTCTGCAAAATTCATAATATTTATTACCTGCCTTTCTGATAACTGCCTTATTAACAAAACAACAAACAGGCACTAAGGCTTGTGCTTTTCGCTCCGTCGAGCTAGTTTGTTGTAATCGGATAGACAGGACTTGAACCTGTGACTACTTGAATAAATCAAGCGTTACTCCCATCTGAACTACTATCCGTTGTACAGTTTTCAATAGCGGGAAGTTTTTGTGGCACAACATTACGACTACCTAGCACTTAAGCAACCGCTATTGACATTTTAATTATTCAGCAGGGATTACTGCAACGCCTGCTTATTCGGGAGCTACCCGACCGCTTGATGTGGTGTGGATTTGAACCACACATAAACAAGCACTCCTGTCCTTTCAAGCCCCTAGCAATCAGGTATTCCCCTGTGGTTATGCTATGGTGGATTCGAACCACTAGCTCATTCTATCTGCTATTAGCGTTTACCCATTCCGCCACACATCAACTTACTCACACCTCTTAACCTAGGATAAGTCTGCAAACAACATTATGCACGCAGACCCAAGAAGTGCTTTCAAAACGCCGATATCGTGAATTGAACACGAACAACATTTCTGTTGGATAGCTTAGCAAGCTACTGGAATACTTTTATCCCATATCGGCAAAGTGGAGAAGATAGGAATTGAACCTACAATGTTTACCGCAAGGGAACAGATTTACAGTCTGCCGCAACACCGCCAATCGTTGCCGCTTCTCCATATCGTTTTAAAAGACTAGCATTGTGAAAATGTTTCGATTAAGGTGGATAGTTGATACTGAAAAACAATGCTAGTCTTAATAGCAGTATAGGCTATGACACCTATAACAGGTCGTGGCAAAGCTTGGATGTCATTCTACCCGTGCAGTTGGGCTCAAAGAAAGTAGCTTCGCTCGCTGTCTATCCATACAGATAACTGCTGCGCTATAGGTATAACTTAATTTTATTTGCGTATTTATAATACGCAAAACCTCACGGACTATCTGACAGTCCTTAACAGCTCTCGCTATGAGGTGAAAGGAGGACTTAATGCTAGTAAACCAATAAGTCCTGTAAAGGCACAAGTGTAATTAAACGCTTGAACTACCCCTGTGGGATTCGAACCCACGCTAACGGAATCAAAGTCCGGTGCCTTGACCACTTGGCTAAGGGGCAATATGCTATTCTTTTGTTTCAAAGAGTACTGCATTTTTATTTGCTGTTTCAAGCTCTGTGAAGTTATCCTTGCCTTTTACAACATTTGGATTGCCATTACAGGCATTACAAGGCTTTTCACAATATAACTTATGTCTATGTTTGCACTGGTAACAGTGCTTATCCTGATTACCCATTATTTATCACCTGCCTGTCTGTGATTAGCTCTGTAAGTGTCAAAACCGTCCGGATAACGTGCTATAAGCTTATCTATGTTTGTTTGCATTACATCATCAAGATTAAAGCCACAAGCTTCACAAATCATAGCAACGTACCACATTACATCGCCGCACTCTTTCTTAAGATGCTCTAAGTCTATTCCCTTTTCGTGGAATATGCCTTTTTTAACAAGGTCTGATACTTCACCAGCTTCGCCAGTTAAACCTAAGGCACCATTAAGAAGCTCTGCTATGTCATTTATGTTGCTACACTTAGCATTGTTTTCTGTTAGAGGACTAAGTGGAAGCTTACTAGTTAATTCAGTACTTAATCTATGATGAGCCATTTTATCGTTAGTACGCATAGCCAATTTTTGGTATTCATTGCCCTGCATTTATAACTCCTAACTCTTTTTTATTTTTTAAAAATTTTTTTGGAATTTATTCAGCCGACTAGCTGATTCTCTGATGTGCTTATTGAATATCTTGTGATTAATTAATATGTGTCTATTATACACCTAATTAGCTTAAATGTATAGATGTTAATTAGATTATTTTTAACTAAATATATAAGTGATTTATTAGCATTAATTATATGATTAATGACTAGGTATTATTTATATATAATTATATAATATGTGTATTATGTGGTAATAATAATATAAATATATATAAATATATAGAGCTTTTTTCTTTTAAAATTTACTCGTGCGACTTAGCAGGCAGTCGAACATATGTTCGTTTAACCCCCTCTGCCCTTATCTGTGTAATTGTGTCTATTTTATGCCACATTCTCAAACAATTAACACAATTCACACTATATCTGTACCATAACGCCGATAAACCTTAATTTATCAGCGTTATATAAATACTTATTACTCACAAACCCAGTATTTAAGCGGTTTGCAAGCTGTTTAAATTGTGTCTGAATTGTTTACAGCGTTTATCTGCTGTTTATCCGTTAATTGTGCATTATTTTGGTTTAATTGCTGGCGTATTTCTGCGGCTGTTAGAGCTGTTTTATTAGTGTTTTCTCTGCTGACACCGGGAAGATTCCAACCAAAGCGGCGATTCATAACCGCAAGTTGCCCGACTGGATTCTTGCCAGACCAGAGCCGTGCTTCCCCACTAGATTCATAATCTTTTGACAGTTTTTCCCACAAATCGTAAGCCGAAGTACTTAGTTTTGATGCTCTCTTCTCATTAGCCCAATCATATATAACAGTTTCATTTATACCAGTTAATTTACAATATCCTGATATGGTACATATTTTATTATACTTATAACACATATATATATAATAATCTGCTATATAATTAAGATACTCATAATTATAACTAT